AATATCAAACTACAACAAGAGTTTGCACCACGATGAAATACATTACCAACAAGTTCGACAGCGTTCGCTTGCCAGTTGAAGAGGGCTTGTTAGAGTGGTTGCAGGCAAAATACCCTGCATCAAAATACTTTATTAAGGAGACCTAAAATGGCAACTTGGATACTTAAAACACTACATAAGAAAAATGCTGTTGAAAAACAGTTCTGGTATAAAGACGGCAAAATTATTATTCGAGAAGAAGGATATCGTTGGGGTGAGTTTTATTGCGAAAGCGATGAACAACCAGAAATTGATTTAAACAATGCCGACGGTTATAATCTAAGCGAAAGCGACTACGATTGGGAACTAACAAGTCTCGATGATGGCTGTTGGTCCGATTGGACGTTTCCAGAAGATATAACAGAAGAAGAACAAGCAGAGATTGAGGCAGCTTGGGAAGAAGAATACTTTGAAGGTATGGAAGAATTAGGCTGGCGCCAGGATGATACAGAGTACATCTTACAAGGCCCGTTAGAGTTGTCAGACGAAGATGGTACCGTAATAGCACAAGGTGAAGAATAATGGATAAGTTTTTTGAATGGTTTGGTCGTAACCGTAAAACGATTGGCTATGTAGTTGGCGGTGCTAATCTAGGTTCAGGCATTGTGCAAATTGCTAGTGGAAGTTTTTGGCCTGGCATAGTATGGTTAATCTTAGGTGCGTCAATTATATTAGACACAAGGATGTTCAAATGAGTGTATATCTTATTAAACCTTTGGAAAAGAAAAGCATTGTCTATCATGTAGAAATGTATCGTAAGAACCCTGATGACAGCATCAGTTGGTTTAACATCGACGAAACCTATCGTTGGGGACAAGGATTCGTCGAAGGCGACTTAGATTGCAACCTTCCTTGGGAAGGTGATACAGTCGCCTATGCTCGAACTGATTGTGGTTGGGGCTGCGAGTTTGATGACAGCGTCAGCGTTGAATGGGAGTTTAGCGATGACATTTCTGAACTTGAACAACAAGAACTCAAAGAACTCTACTATGAAGGCGGTGCAGGTTGGTTGTTTGACGGCGAGCATGATTGGGCAGAAGAAGATACCGCAGTACATATCATTGCCCCATATCAAATTGATCTGTGTGACGAAGATGGCACAGTCATTGAAGAAAATGTTAAACTAAAATCTCGACCAGATCCAAGCAATACTTGGCCGTTCGGTAATTCAGATAAATGAAAGAAATAACAACTGCATCAAATAAAAAAATCTATATATACGACGATCTTTTTACATTTGCACAACGGAGTTTCTTTTATTCCTACTGTAGAAATTTGTCATTTAGATTAGGCGGTATAGATACTCCGCAAATCGAACACCAAAGTGATATAACTCTAATCTCACCATTAACTGAACACGACGTTAGTCAATTAAAATTTTTTACATTGTTGCCTAAAGATGATATTATAACAGATATACTAGACAACTATAAAATAATTAATTATATGGTAAATTTGTCAACACCAAGTGACAATTATCATGTACACGATGACTGCGGTGTAAAAGACGGTTTTACATTATTATATTATGTTAACATAGATTGGCGATTAGAATGGGCAGGCGAGACAGTCTTTTTAAATGACTTAGCAACTGATATAGAATATGTCAGCCCATATAAGCCCGGAAGAGTTATCCTGTTTAACGGATCTATACCGCACATGATTAGAACTACAACACACAAATCAAATAATCTTAGATTTACATTTGCAGCTCGATTTGAAAGGAAATAATATGAATTCAGTAGACATGGCAAATAATCTAATCTTTAGAGCAAAGAACTTAACTGAATTCACTGTTACTACTGAAGTACCAGATAAATTCCGTTTTAATGGTGAGATTCCATTTGACCTGCAGATTAAAGATAGTATAATAACAGCTAAGGTGTGGGCTGTAGACTTCGATGAGGCTGCAAAAAGATTAGATGATTTTTTAGGAACATGTAAATGAAATGGTTAAAGAAAGCATTATGGCGTTGGACTTACCAAGGTCGTGAGTTAGATGAAGAAACTGCCAAAACTTCTAGCGGTAGATTAATTAGTAGGGATGAAGAGGCAGTATGTAATGATGACCCTGTACTAAACTTTAAAGTCTACTCAGCAGTAGGTGGCAAGGTTGTAGAGTTTAGACGATATGATCGCAAGAGTGATCGCAATGACTCAACAACTTACATTATTACTAATGATCAAGACTTTGGTGATCGCATTGCTAAGATTGCAACTATGGAAAAATTAAAATTATGAGTAAAATTAAAATTGCAGAGCTGTTCTACAGCATACAAGGTGAAGGACGCTATATGGGTGTCCCAAGTGTGTTCCTTAGAACTTTCGGATGTAACTTTAAATGTGCAGGATTTGGTATGCCGCGTGGAGAAGTCAGTCACGAAGCAACAGACATTGCGGCCACACATACAATGATTACGCCGTTTGCAAAGTATGAAGACTTGCCATTAGTCAGCACAGGCTGTGACAGCTATGCTAGCTGGCATCCTGATTTTAAAGAGTTGTCGCCTATGCTTACAAGCGAAGCAATTACAGATCGTATTATGGAAATTCTTCCGCAGGATCATTGGAAGGACGAACATCTAGTTATTACAGGTGGAGAACCGTTGCTAGGTTGGCAACGTGCTTATCCAGACTTGATCAATAACACTAAGATGCGTGACTTAAAAGAAATCACATTTGAAACAAATGGTACTCAGAAGCTTACACCGGAGTTTAAAGAATACTTGAGAAGATGGAATAGTGTAGTGGGCAGAGAACTTACATTTTCAGTAAGTGCTAAACTTCCGGCAAGTGGAGAGAAGTGGGAGGAAGCTATTTGTCCAGACGTAGTTTGCGAATACGAACAAGTTGGCACAGCATACTTAAAGTTTGTCGTTGCAACAGAACAAGATATTGCAGATGCAGAATGTGCTGTAGGTGCGTTTCGTTCTGCAGGATTTAAAGGCCATGTATATCTAATGCCAGTAGGCGGTGTAGAAAGTGTTTACATACTTAACGCAAAGAACGTAGCACTGGCGGCTATGAAGCGTGGATGGCGTTATAGTGACAGACTACAAGTGCCGTTGTTTAAAAATGAGTGGGGGACTTAATGCAATCGTGGCCTTTTAAATTAGATACCGCAATAAGCAGTTATGCTTACCGGAATAATGCATTTACACCATTTGAGTGTCAACGTATTATCGACATTGGCAATAAAAAAGAACTTATTCCTGGTGTAATATTTGGCAGCTATCAGGATTATAGAAAAAGCGAAATAAGTTGGTTGTTCCCTAACGATGACTTAAAATGGGCATTTAAAAAAATAGAAAAAATTGTAACAGAACTTAATCAAAATTATTTTCAATTTGATCTATTTGGTATGATTGAAGGATTTCAATTTACAAAATATTCAGCGCCGTCGGATTCTTTTAAACGACACATAGATGCTAAAGAAGGTATTAATGTTAGAAAATTGTCTGTGTCTGTACAATTATCAAATCCTAAAGATTATGTAGGAGGAGATTTGAATTTGTGGTCTTCAGATACGCCAATAACTGCAAATAAAGAACAAGGTTGTCTTATAGTGTTTCCTAGTTATATGTTACACGAAGTAACTCCTATAACTGAAGGTACTAGATATAGTTTAGTATCGTGGGTTACCGGATTACCATTTAAATGATTAAGGAAAAATTATGATAACAGACTTTTTTAAAAAGATTACAGGTATTCAAGCAATTGAAAATGCCAAAATAAAAGCACGATCTGAAGCAGAGGCATTACAAGCGGCAAGAGATAAAGCAATGGCAGAAACAGTTAAAGCACAAGAAGCAGAAGCACAGGCTAAGATGACGCCAAAAGAACGTGCCACAGCCAAAGGCGAACCATGGATTAGTGTATTAGATACTCATGTCAATAAAGATAATATTCGTAATGGCTTTTTTGAGCTTGACTGGAATGATCTATTTGTGTTACAATTGAAACAAGCCGGATATGGATTTGATGGTGACCCGGACGAAGAGATTGTAGATCGTTGGTTCCGCGACATTGTCAGAAACATGCTAGGTGAAGAAGGACTGGACCCTAGTAGAGGTGCTGGTTACATTAACGTAGTTCCAATTGCTAAAGGCAAATCAGAAGTTTCATGACATATATTTTAGTTGATACTGCTAATACATTTTTCCGTGCTAGACACGTTGTTCGCGGTGACGCTGACATCAAGCTAGGCATGGCCCTTCACATTACTTTTAACAGTATTAAAAAAGCGTGGAATGATTTTGGCGGTACTCACGTGGTATTCTGTTTAGAAGGTAGATCGTGGCGCAAGGACTTTTACAAGCCTTATAAAGCTAATCGTGCAGAAACTCGTGCGGCTATGACTGTTAAGGAACAAGAAGAAGATAAACTCTTTTGGGAAACGTTTGATGCGTTTAAAGAGTTTGTTGAAACGAAGACTAACTGTACAGTATTGCAACATAAACAGTTAGAAGCTGATGATTTAATTGCTGGCTTTATTCAGATGCATCCTAATGACGATCATGTGATCATCTCGACAGACAGCGACTTCCATCAGCTGATTGCTCCCAATGTTAAACAATATAATGGTGTAGCAGATACACTTACTACTATCGAAGGTATCTTTGATAAGAAAGGTAAAAGTGTAATTGATAAGAAAACTAAAGAAGCTGTGGCAGCACCCAATCCACAATGGATCTTATTTGAGAAATGTATGCGTGGTGACAGTAGCGATAATGTCTTTAGTGCTTATCCGGGTGTTCGTACTAAAGGTACAAAGAACAAAGTTGGCCTAACAGAAGCCTACGAAGATAAAGGCAAAAAAGGCTGGGCGTGGAATAACATCATGCTTCAGCGTTGGACCGACCACGAAGGCGTCGAGCACAGAGTGTTAGACGATTATAATCGCAATGTTACTCTAGTAGATCTTACTGCACAGCCTGAAGATATTAGACAAATGATTACAACAACTATAACAGAGAAAATTCAAGAGCCTAAGAATATTAGTCAAGTAGGAATTCGATTATTAAAGTTTTGTCAGCTATATGACATGAAAAAAATCATGGACACTATACAAACTTATGCTGATCCATTTCAAGCAAGGTATGTAAAATGAAAGTATGTCAATTTGATGATACCTGTCCTAATAAGACAGACAACTGTATGGAGATAGAAATGAATTTAAAAGCTAAACCTATTGTAGATGGTAAATTTTGGATTGTAGAAAATGCTGGAGAAAAAGTTGGTATTCTACATAAAAAAGAAAATAACAAGTTTATGTTAAGCTCAAAAGACGGTGAACGTTATTTTACTAAAAAAGACGAACTTACAAAAGTATTCGGTAAAGATTTCTTTACATCAAAAATTAGTACAACTATTAGTAGTCAAGAAGTAAGAGAAGTATACGGTTATCCTGCACAATGTTATCCTTATAATCCAATTTTTGACGTAAAGAAAAAATTACCGCTGTTTACAAAATCAGGAGCGAGTAAAAGTCTTTACTGTGCAGGCTACTATGTAATTAAATTTGATAAAGGCTGGGTCAAGAGTTTTTGTCCTAAATTGATTACCGTAGAAAGATACCCCACAAAGGGTCCGTTTAAAAGCGAACTTGAAATGAAACAGGTAATGTCAAATGTCAAATCCGATTAATACAATACCAATACAACAATTTATACAGCAAGTAAAGTCTGCCGATCTAGCACAACAACGAGAAATTAAGCTAGATATTAAAACTGCTAAATTACTAGCGTATTGTCTAGGAGAAATTAACGCTAAACTCTTAGAAGATTACGATACGTTGTTAAAAAAATTACAGTCTAATTCAGGCGCTAGTGTTACTGTACAAATGGATGGTGGTGGATTTTCTACTAATTAATTGATAAATATATGCGTACATAATAGGACGCATATATGTCAAGACCAAAGCCAAAAGTTCTGTTAGACTATGTTAACAAAAAGAACTATAAAAGCGAACAGATTTTAGAAGCTGAAGCGATATGGGCTGTTTTCTATAAGAACGAGCCTTTTAATTTAAAATCCGCTAGTAGCATCACTAATTATCCAGGACCTAAATATAAGAAAGTATCATTTAGTAATCCTGGTCACGCACACAATCTTGCAAAAAAACTCAATCAAATGTTTAACTGCGAAGATTTTCAAGTAGTTAAGTTAACTAGCGGTGAAATCATCAAATGATATCAAAAGAGACTTTTACTAAAATCTTTTTGCAACAAAAAGATAAAAGTATAGATAGTGCTAATATCAAGCATCATATGTACAAATGGTGGCAAAGTCATAGAAGCAAGGACGTAGGGGGACTGCGTCTAAGCGAAGAAGGGTTTGATTATTTGGTAAACGAATTGGAACTACGTAGTTACGAGGTTCCGTTTACTGAGCCAATCGATCTAAGTCCCCAAACTATTATATTTTTTGATAGGACTATGGATTTTCCATATTACCTTACAAACCAAAGTATTACTGTATTTTCGGAAAGAAAATCATTTGAGCTTTACATGTTTTCGGACGACATTCGAAAATACGGTCTAGTCAAAGCTATGAATAACCAAAATAAAGACGCTCAAACGGACGAAAACTCCTAAAAAAACTGTTGACGGGGTAGCTGTTTACCTGTATAATAGATACATAGACAGCAAACATTAACCCGCTTTAACTTAGGAGTTTATATGAGCGAAATTAGTTCTCGTACAGTTGGCCCAAAAGCCGCAAAGAAATCCCTGCGTCGTGCTTTTAAAGCCAATCGCCCTTTGTTCTTATGGGGCCCTCCAGGTATTGGTAAATCCGATATTGTTAAACAAATGGGCGAAGAATTAAACGCTCATGTTATTGACATTCGCTTGTCACTATGGGATCCTACAGATATTAAAGGTATTCCGTTTTTTAATGCCACATCTAACAAGATGGAATGGGCTCCTCCTGTAGAATTGCCCGACGAGGCTATGGCCGCTCAACATGACAAGATCATCTTGTTTATGGACGAGATGAATTCAGCGGCTCCTGCTGTACAGGCAGCGGCTTATCAGTTGGTATTGAATCGTCGTGTTGGTACTTACAAACTTCCAGACAATGTACACATTGTTGCCGCAGGTAACCGTGAAACTGACAAGGGTGTTACTTATCGTATGCCTGCTCCGTTGGCTAATCGTTTCGTACACTTAGAAATGAAAGTTGACTGGGAAGATTATTTTGGTTGGGCTGTTGACAACAAAATCCATAAGGACGTTGTTGGCTTCTTAACCTTCTCTAAGAAAGACCTGTACGACTTTGATCCTAAATCAGCATCACGTGCCTTTGCTACACCCCGTAGCTGGTCATTTGTATCTGAGTTGTTATTTGATGATGCAGAGGATACTGACACATTGACCGATTTGATCTCGGGTGCGGTCGGTGAGGGTTTAGCTGTTAAGTTTATGGCTCACCGCAAGATTAGCTCAAAGTTGCCTGATCCTACAGACATCTTAAACGGCAAGGTTAAGAAGATGGATACTAAAGAAATCAGTGCCATGTACTCCTTGACTGTGTCATTGTGCTACGAATTGAAAGATGCTAGCGACAAAAACGACAAGAAGTTTAACGACAAGGTCAATTACTTCTTCCAATTTATGATGGATAATTTTGAAACCGAATTGGTTGTTATGGGTACTAAACTTGCTCTTACACAATACCAATTGCCATTGGATCCAGATGAGATCAAGTGCTTTGATGACTTCCATGCCAAATATGGTAAGTACATTGCGGCGGCTACAGAAAAGCGTTAATTAGTAGCCAAAGTCAATTGACAGGACCTACGGGTCCTGTTATAATATATACATACAGTAAATATTTAGGAGCAGAAAATGTCAAATTATCTAGACCCAATTGTTGATAAAATTGTAGTCGCTCGTGTTGGCTTGCTATTGCGTCATCCGTTTTTTGGCAACATGGCTACACGCCTTAAGATTGAGGACGCTACTGAGTGGTGTGCTACTGCCGCAACAGACGGACGTCACTTATATTACAATAGAGACTTTTTTGCAGACTTGTCTGTTAAACAGGTCGAGTTCGTTGTAGCACACGAAATTCTACATAACGTTTTTGAACACATGCTCCGTGTAGAAGGACGTGATCGCAAGATATGGAACATTGCCGCTGACTATTCGGTTAATGGTACATTAACTCGTGACCGCATTGGGGAAGCTCCTCCAAAGATTAAAATCTTCCACGACACTAATCACTACGGCAAAAGTTCAGAACAAATCTATGATGAGATTTATGAGCAGTATGACGATGAAGAATTAGAAGCACTAGGCGAGCTGTTAGACGAACACATTGACTGGGAGAAAGAAGGCAAAAATGGTCAGCCTGCTTACTCTAAAGAAGAACTCAAACAAATCCGTGATGAGATCAAAGAAGCTATGATGACAGCGGCTCAGGCAGCGGGTGCAGGAAATGTACCTGCAGAGATTGGTCGTATGATCAAAGAGCTTACAGAGCCTAAGATGAACTGGCGTGAAATTCTGCGTCAGCAAATTCAAAGTACTATTAAGAACGACTATACCTTTATGCGCCCTAACCGCAAGGGATGGCACATGACAGCAATTTTGCCAGGTACTAATTACGACGAGACAATTGACATCTGTATTGGTATTGACATGTCTGGTTCTATTGGTGACGATCAAGCTAAAGACTTTATTAGTGAGATCAAAGGCATTATGGACGAGTACAAAGAGTACAAGATTAAACTGTGGTGCTTTGACACAAAGGTCTATAATGAACAAGACTTTGACGGTTACGGCGAAGACATTATGGAATACGAAGTTAAAGGTGGCGGTGGTACAGAATTTGATGCTAACTGGGACTACATGAAACAGCATGATATTATGCCTAAAAAGTTTATCATGTTTACAGACGGTTACCCATATGGCTCATGGGGCGATGAGAACTACTGCGACACGTTCTTTGTGATCCACGGTAACAACTCTATTGTTCCACCATTCGGTGCTCACGCATACTACGAGTTTAAGAATTAATGAGTTTAAAAACCAATAAAGTTAATACACTTAATGCGCTGGATTTAAGAAAAGTTTTATTTCCAGCGCATCATTTTCACTATACTTTGTTATCAAAATACAATCCATCGTATCATAAACAACTTGATCAATGGATTTATTCTAACTTAAATAGTCGTTATTACATAGGACAAGCAGTCGATTTAATAGACAATACTATTGTATTTGTTACTAAAATAGGATTTGAGCAAGAAAAAGAACTTAGTTTCTTCAAACTTGCATGCCCACATTTGTAAACTATGATAATTAATATACATATATAACTTATATAAGGAGACCATATGACCGAAGAAACTACAACAGAAACTACAGCCGCTCCAGAAGCAGCCGCACAAGAAAGCACAGATTTAAACATTAATGATTTAAACTCTATGCGTATGATTATTGATCTAGCAAGTTCTAGAGGTGCATTTAAACCTGGAGAAATGGTTGTTGTTGGCCAAACATATAATAAATTAACAGCTTTTTTAAGTAGTGTTCAAAAGCAACAAGGAGCCCAGTAATGGCTGATATCAAACACGTTGGTAGAGTTAATACCACTGGACGTAAATGTATAGTTGTGTTCCGTACTTTGCCAGGTGATGCATTTAATGCATTAATTGTTCCTACTGAACTTCTTAGTGATTCTTACCACGATGCGTTAATTAATTTTGTTGAGTCAACAGCAGGACAAGACGCATACGAACTAGGAGAAGCACTGGCTAGAGGATTGTTCCCAGACGGGAATAAAATGTTAGATGCATTGCACTTAACTGGAAGATTAGTTAAAATCCCTACAGACCAAATTGACATGATTCCAAATCCTAGCGTTCGTGTTAAGCTATCTGAATTAAATCAAATTATTGCCGAACAACGTGGAGTAAGTGTTCAAGACTTACCAGTTAAGCCGCCGGCTGGAAAAGAAGTGCCGCCTACAGCAAAAAAAGAAGCTGTACAAACTGAAATTAAAGAAGCTGTTAATACAACAACATCTTTAGATAATCTTACTCCAGAAGAGCAAGCTAAGAAGTTTCGCAGTGATGCAGATCGATTAAGCAAAGAGGCTGCGGCACTCAGACGTCAAGCTGAAGATTTAGTACCTACTAAAAAGAAGGCTATTACCTCAGAGTGACAAAAGGGAAAGTTTTTCCCAAAAACATTATAGATAAATGGCCTGAAGTTTTCGGCGAAGTCGAACTAAAGGTCATTCCTCTAAAATACTTACATGCTGTACATATAACCTTTAAAGATAAAAAGGTTTGGGAAATAGATATTAAAAAGTCAGCAAGGGCAAACTGGGATGATTTTGAATCTCATCTTAAGGAACTTCTTGCCAACTATGAAGAACACATAGAAAACATAGATTTTCAATTAGATACTGAGCAAATTAAAAAAGACATAACAAAAATAACCAACAAATTCTTAAAAAGAAAGACACTTAGATGAAAGTTAAACTAGTATCACACTCACAACCAACAGACGAGTTTCGTCAACACAATGTTACAGATGCATTAGATCTTGTTGCGTATTGTGCTCGAGTAAGCAATCCTGCTAATCAGTTTAATACAGAAACAAGCGAAAAACTAATTAAATATTTGATTAAACATCAACACTGGTCACCTCTTGAAATGGTCAGTGCTTGTATTGAAATTGAAACCACACGTGATATTGCTAGACAAATTCTACGTCATCGCAGCTTTAGTTTTCAAGAGTTTAGTCAACGCTATGCTGACCCCACAGCAGAACTTGACGAAGCATTTGTATTGCGTGAGGCTAGATGGCAAGATACAAAAAATCGTCAGAATAGTGTAGAAGCAGATATGGATGACGAGGCACAAAAACTAATTGCCATCGAATGGGAACGTGCTCAGAAGCGAGTGTTGTTTTCTGTCAAACAAGAGTATGCGTGGGCTATCAAGAACGGTATTGCTAAAGAACAAGCAAGAGCAGTACTGCCTGAAGGTCTTACAATTAGCCGTATGTATATGAATGGTACATTACGTAGTTGGATACACTACATTGATCTACGTAAAGAAAACGGTACACAAAAAGAACACATGGAAATTGCGTTAGCGTGTGCTAAAATTATTGCAGAAATTTTTCCGCTAGATCGTTAATTTTCAAAAGTCGTATCGCCCGGCCACAGAGGTAACTTTGTTCCGGGCGCTCTCTTGGGTATTTTACTATCAGCACTACTTACACAGCTATCGCTGATACAAGGCTTAGGCCCATCAAACAATTTAAATCCTGTCTCAATATTCCCTAGGGGAGAATCACCGCAACTGTAACTACGTTTAATACTGCCGTCGGGTTCGCGAATAATAATTCCTCTATAACCGCTTGAACATTCCCAGTCTTTAAATTTGTTAAAATTAAACGCATTAAAACGTTCTGCTTGATCCATATACCAAATCTTATGTTCGCTATCTCTAAACTCTACTTGAAAGTGCTGTGGTACTTTACTCTGTGCCTCTTGATATATGGGATCGGGTGTTTTAAAGAACTTAGGTTCGGGTCTTTTTACCAGTTTGGCGAGTGCGCTTTTTGTCTCGGTAAACGCTCGTTGAGGCATACCGTTGTGTAGTCGCTTTAACATCTCAGGAGTATATCCATCTACTACTCGACTGGCAGTAGGATCGCTTTGCGGTTTTAGTGTTACATTGATACCTTGATTGTGAAAGAAAAGTGCATTTTCAAAATCACGATCAAACCATTCAGGAACCATAACTTGATTGATGGTTATTTGAACATCGTGTTTCTGACAAAGTATTAACTTGTCAGCAAATTCCTGCATCTTCTCAGGGGTGTCTACATGTTCTGTGTGCAGACTAGCAGTGATACTAGCACGATGAAACTTGCTTACAGCAGGGCAATACTTTTCTTCAAACCATTTAAGTGAGCGACTCATATTGCTGGTCATGTGTACACTGGTATAATTTGTATTGTCTACATCATCATTTAAGTAATTAAGGATATCAATGTAACCAGGATGGAAGGTAGGCTCGCCGCCACTAAGACTAAAATGGAAACTATTAAAATTGCGTTCTCGGGCTTGTCGTTTGATTTCATCTATTGTACGTAAACACAGTTCTGTTGGTCTGTGGTCCTTGCTATCACTGCGGGCATAGGGCCAGCAATAGCTGCAACGGTAATTGCAGTAACGACCCAACAGCCAACTGACTGTAAAGAGATCTTTGTATAACATTGTACGTTGTCCTACACGAACAATATCATTGTAAGGTATTTGTGTGAAGTCATACGCTGACCAGCTTAAATCATTCATAAGGTTGTTGTAGTGGATCTATACTAATTTCGTTAATACAGATATCGGCTGGTTGTTCTAATAACCACTTAATATATATCGCTGCTCTATCTATATCCAAACATTTTCTTGTAGGATGTTTTGATTGTACATTACTCAAACTACCAAAACTAACTAAGGTAATTTTAGGACCTTTATCCCAAACCCCATTCATGCCTAGTGTATTACAGTAGTCTCTTAATGCTTTCTTTTCTGCATTGTATAACCAGGCGCCGCCTTTCTTTACACGATCGGTAGTAGACCCAATACAGATAATGTAAGGTCTGTGATTGTTCTCTGTACATTTTTTGTAAACTGCGTCTAATAACACCGTCTGATTGAATTTCCATAAAGCACTACAGTTAATAAAAACATTATATTCCAATGCTAAATCTGCCAATCTTTTTTGATCATCATTTGCTGTTAGATCAAAGCCTGTAGTTCGACTAGCAAAAAAAGCATCTGGGTACAGTTTAAATAATTCAGCAGCAAGGCCGTAATTTTTATTTCCTGCTACTAGTATTTTCATTATTTGCAAATATAGTAAATTTGATTTAAGGAGACAATGTAAATTTAATTTCTTTAAATTTTAAATCAGTAGTGTTTATCTGCATAAACTTTGCATTATTTCCGTTCAATTTCACGTAGCCCAAAGCTGCCAATCTTACTACACCATTCTTCAGATTATTTGTTTCAACATCGTTTAGCGGTTCTTGTAAAGTTCTGTCTTGATTTTTAATATTCCAATTCTTAGTCACGTTCCAATGTGATAGTGTTTTTAAATTCTGATCTATAGGATTTACATCAAATCTCAAAGTAGGTGTAGTAAATATTGCTGGACAGTTAAGTACATCTTGAATATCGGCTTCTAAGAAACAACCTTCTTCTTTTCCGTCATCGAAACATCTATAATTTTCTGAAAAGACAAAAATTATTTTAGAGTCTTCAAATCCAAAATTTTCAATTTTATTTGAATTTAAAACTGATAGATTTGAAGAAAGGTTAGATCCCTCTTCAAACATTTTATAGAATACTTTCAACCACTCAATAGCTAGTCCATGATTATAGACTCTAAAACCTAAAATAATTTGATCTTTCGATTGATTTTCTAAATGAAATTCTAGTTGGTTTCCTAGAGAAATTTCATCATCCCAATCTTTGTAATATCTTGAAGTATCAACCATAAGTACCGAACCCCCATTTTCTTTCTTGGCACCACCAGCATTTCATACGTTTACAAGGTGTGTTGTAAACGTAAACATTATCGATTTCGCAACTTCTAGTTAGAGGAAAAATTTTATCAAAAACTCCCTCATTGTGATAGATGCTGGCAACTCCTTGTTTGTCAATATTAGAAAGAGGATTGTAACTACTTAAACTCCAGGTTGGGTGCGGTTGACCATTTGGTAAAGGATCTCTTTCTAGGTCTCTGCCAGGAATCATACATTCGGCAACATCAAAGGGAGGATTAGCGGTTACTCCCCAAACATGACAATCTATCATTTCTTCCACGTAAAGCCTTTTCAAATGTTCTCCTTGGGCAGAACGTATAGTTTTAGTTTCCATGTGAAATACGTAATGTTCTTCATAGAATGTATTTTTATCAATATCCAGTAAGTTAGCTACAGTATTTTTTATGTCAGTAGCTTTGATATACTGCCACGGTCTTGTTCTAACTATTCCAGTTATTGGAAAAATTTTAATATCTGGTCTTTCAGTTTTTTTATATTTTGACAAGAGATAAAACAGTAGAGCACTATCAATCCCTCCTGAAATTTTTATTCCAACTTTTTTAAAGTGTTCTGGGATTTCAAAATTAAAATCCCCCTGATTACATTTCACAAGCATGTTATATTTTCACCTTATTATGAATAACTCTGTTATTTAATCCGCATTTCTCGGCACACGTAGAAATTCGGCCATCTTCTATTTTTTTAATTTTCCAACTTTCGATAATGTCTCGAAAGTAACTGCTTTCCATTATATCTTTTATTGATCTACTGTCTGTAACTACAAGATTGTCAAATCCTTGAACTTTTTCTACAATTTTTTTATATGATTCGTCAACTTGAATTACTCTTCCAGTTCTGCCACCGAGATAGCAGCAAGGAACTATTTCGCCCCTAGCAGTGATATAAATTTCATGTTTTTTCCAAACAGAGCATTCTATTGTAGCATTTTCTAATTGTTCTAGTGTGAATTCTTTGGGTTTAAAATCACTAGCCGGTTCTAATGTATGTGTAGATTTTTTTGTTTTTAAATCGCTGACATTATATTTGAAATTGGCCGGAATTGTAATAGGTTGTGATTTATCCAAAGGGGTTGACATAAACAAAACGCCGGGCGGCGGACTAGATTTTCTTACAATTGTTTCTTCTAATTCTAATAACTTTTTTGTATTTTCTATATTTTCAACTGGCATAGAAATTGTATCGTTATTTTTTACAAATCTATTTGTAAGTTTAAAATTACATTCTTGAAATTCTAGTTCTTTTGCAAGTTTTTTTACTGCATCTTGTTGATGTTCGTTATGCTTGAATATTAAAAATTGCCATTTTGCGTGTCCACCTGCTTGAATAAAGGCTTTGACATTTTCCATTAACTTGTGCCATTGTACATTTCTTCTGTACAAGTGATTGGTATCTTCTAATCCATCTATGCTAAAAGAAACAAATCTTTTATCCGAATTGCAAATTTGTGCCAGCTCTCTCCACCAGCTTTGCGATCGAACTCCTCCATTGGTACTGATTTCAAAACTAATATTAGGATTGCATTCTACTAGATATTTCAATTGATCTATTAATTCTTTAGCAGTAATGGGATCACCGACAACTCCGCAGAAGTTGATAAAATGTAATTGTTTGACAAACTCTGGAGGAAAAATTATCTTAAAATACTGTAAATCAATCACACTGTGTGTTAACTCGGGATTAGGTCTTGATCCTCTACCGCTAAATCTTGCACACATTGGACAAGCAGCATTACAGACTTCACTGACTTCCAGATGTATATGTCGCACTTCAGAATAATCAAAAAACATAATTAATCCTTAATTAACCAAAAATATTTCATATCTTTAACTTTTTTCACTGATATCTCTGGAGCACAATGACATCTTGTTATACCACAGATTACTGGCTCAACTGGTAATTCAAAATTTTGATCTTGTATATTTCCCAGTGATCCACCTTGTTGACAGTTACCTCTGTACACTGTTCCGTCCCACCATATGTGTAAATGATCTATTCCTGCCCAACAGGTCCATCCTAGAAAATTATTTTTTTCTGCACCTGAAATTTCATTTACGTGAACATTTTGTTTTTGTACTTCATCGTTTTCTTCAAAGAAAATAGTGGTGTTGGACAATTCGTTAGACTTGGCATTTGCTTCAACTGCTTCAAATTTAGAAGAAGTATCGGGAACAATACTTATACTATCCTTGCCTGGTTGATTTTTGAAAAACCATGTCAATTGTTGCTCGTCATATTCTAATCCGTTTCTATGAAGTGCGCCTTTATCTCGTATTCTTCTGAGTGTATACTTAATATTATTATTTTTATAAAATTCGATAGCTTCTTTACATGCTTCAAAATATTTAGAATGAAACATTACCTGTACTATTAAATTTTTCCCCAACGGTTTATTATCATTTAATTCTTTAACTTTTGGTAAAAAATCAGAATTAGAAGCGTGTTCGAAATGTTGAGAGAATGTGTAATTATTAACAAATTCCCATAAATCAAAAAAGTATTTTGTAGTTCTAGTTCCGTTAGTGGTAACAGATATTTTACGAATTCCTAAACCGGATAGATGTTTACAATAGTCATAGAAACTGGGATTAACTGTTGGTTCTCCTCCGGTAAATCCTATTTTAATATTAGACGGTTCAAAGTTTTTTAAAAAAACCTTTGACGCATTTATGAGACTATCTAAAGAAATGTGGGGACTAGAATTATCATGTATATCCGGTGTACAATAACTGCAATCATAATTGCAACGTTTACCTATAAACCAATCAATAGTCAGCTTATTTTTTTCAAAAATTCTATCTATAGCAATTAATTCTTTGTCAACCATTGTTCTTCAATCCTTTGATTATTTTTAGTTTCGAATTCTGTCCCACAGGTAATACCGCAAACAGAAAGTCGATCACTAGTTGTCCAACTTTTCACTAGATTTTCTTCAAACCAAGAGTGAGACATTATTTTTTCGAGAGTGTGAGTATGAAGATCATTGAAGTCTTCTCCGTACAATTTATAGAGATTTAAAGTTGAACTTTTTTCATTGCCATGCACATGTCCCATCCAGCAACATGGCCAAACCTTTCCTTGAAAATCTATATATAGCGATTTTTCTTTTTGAGTTTTGCAAGTGATTGCTGTCATTTTAATATAATTTTCAAAACTTCCATATTTCTTAATAGCTCGATTTACATTTTCATCATGAATAGTTGCTTTGCGAGATTCTTTTATTATTTGATTTTTTTTATTTACTATAGATCTATCTACCATCATCATAACACCAGCTGGTGGTGATTTAAACTCTATTTTTTCCTCTAGTCCAGTCAATACAAATCTACTGCTAACTTTGGTAGTAAATTTTTTAAATTTTAAATCTGTGGCTAATTTTTTTGCTTGTTCAACTTGATGTTCGTTGTGTTGAAAAATTAGAAAAGCCCACTCGGCTTGGCCTCCAGCATTTATAAAAGTTTTAACATTAGAAATGAGTTTATTCCAATTTACACCTACTCTATAAATATGATTTGTATCTTCAAGACCGTCAATTCCAAAAACAACACGAATTTTTCTTTCCCCCAATTGTCTCCAAAAGTCTGTGTCTCTTGCACCACCATTTGTATGCAAAGAAACATTGGGACATCCGTTGTCTACAAACCAGTCAACAAAATCTGCACAATGAGGGTGTGCAATAGGATCTCCGTAATTTCCACAACTGTACATATACTGCACGTTTTTAATAAGGTCTGGAGTAAACCATTCTTTAAAAGAATCCATACTTATCATTTCTAAGGGTAGCGATGCGTTACCTGTTCTAGCACATTGCGGACAACGAGCATTGCAATAGCTGGTCCATTCGATATGCAACCGTTCGATTTTATCTAGATATTTCATTTGTCAAATAATATTTTGTAAGATTCAGGGAAAGATGCTTCATAACTATTGTTTCTTCTTTGATCTAATTTAGATATTTGATCACGTAAATTTAGTATAGTCTTTCTTTCTATTCCGTGAATATTTTGACAGCGTTGTCTTTCTATATCTCTATTAAGGTATCCCACAGCTTCTTTACAACAAACATGATTCTGTATCGTGCTTGGTAGATTGTTGTAATAATCATTAATCTTATCTTTCATATGTTGAGGTAAATTATAAGCTGCAAAATAAGTTGGATCAAATAGAAAGTTTAAAGCTACAGTTCCGTAGGGTTCTAAACATTCAAGTATAGCAGGAACTTCCATGATATTTAAACTAGAAACTGTGATTAAAAATCTCATATCAAAAACAAATTCTTGTTGCATTTTTAATTCTCTATATCTGTCCATATTTTTTAAGAAATTATTCCACTTACCTGGATATCGCATATATTCAAACTTGTCTCCTATACCATCGATTGAAAATGTAATTTCAACCTGTTTAAAATGTTTCCAATAATTTATAAGATCTTGTTTATAGACAGTTCCGTTTGAATTATGAAAGAGATGAATATGTTTTGAGTAATTGTTCTTGACAAGATAATCTATATATCTATGATATAAATCATTTAACAACGGTTCGCCTCCAGACCAATCTATTCTACGTAGGTCTGGAGCCATTTTATGTAAGTCTTCTTCGATGATATCAGAAGTGTTGAAAGAAAACTTTTTCTGGTCTATTATAGGAATGTTTTCAAATTTATTCCATTCTTTTTCAATTTGATTGCTATTTCCAGGCCAACAATGTACACAGGCTAGATTACAAAGATTAGCAACACATAATTCAAGATGTCTTATTTTAGGATTTAAAATATTTTCTTCATTTATAAAATTTCGATATATGATGTTTTTATGGTTTCTAAGGCTAGTAATTCCTTTCGCTTCTTGTTTCCAACATGTGTCGCACGATGAGATTTTTTTATTATCTAAAAAATCTTTCCTAATATCATTATAAAACTCGTCTGAGCTAGAATTAAAAATATCAGTAAACGTCTTTTCGTTAATATTTGAAGAGGTTGAATTTTGGTATTGATTATAATTAAAGTGACAACAGGGTGTTATTTGACCACTCCACTTGTTATTCACACTTAGAAAAGGCATAATACAAAAAGTATCCATGTCAATATTTTTACCGTTTATTTCCATAATTAATTCCTAAATATATCTTTCATTTCTGCAAATGTATCATAGAACGATATTCCTCTATGGACATCTATTTTTTCTAGATAGTCTTTCATCTCCGGCAATCTTCCACTCCAATCTTCTGACTTCATAAAGCTGATCATGCCGCGCAAACGTTTAACACCGTAACCATTTGCTAGCCAACGTTCTTTACTTACTTTTCCTCTGTCTTTTTCAGATAGGCATAATTCCCAGTTTTCTTCAAACCAAGGAATAAACTCTTCGTACTTACGTTCACACGCATCTTTGAACCATTGTGGCAATACCTTTACATTTAAGAACGCTGGCCAGTAGACAAAGTGATAATTGATACCTCCTGCTCCCAACGGCCACATATTAACTTTCTTAAAGTTCTGTTGTAGTTTCCATTTTAAGAAGTCTGGAATATAATATATGTTTAGGGCGTTTACTGCACAGGCAATAGTTACTTCTACATTGTCTGTTGTTTGTTCATCAAGTATGCGGAACACTTCTTGTGTGCGCTCCCACTTACTAGGATAACGAATGTATTCATTCATAGCACCTATACTGTCTACACTGTAGTGGAAACGCACAATTTTAAAGTGGCTCCATAACTCAAATAGATCTTCACGCCATTCAACTCCGTTGCTGTTATAACGAATCTCAATGTCTTTAGCACGACCTTGACGAATAATCTCTTCTAGAATTTCATAGTGTTCGTCGATGATTAGTGGTTCGCCACCGGCAAAGTATACCTGTTGCATATGTGGAATTTGTTCATAGAACTGTTGCCAGAACACAGGATTTTGTTTGTGCCAGTTGTAGCTACTGCCGTTGATACTGCCCTTGTTGTCCCATTGCCAAATCTTCTTAACGCCTTCGTTTTCTAATGTGGGAAATACTTTCTGCCAATCTTTGATCCACCCACTGCTGTCGTGCGGACTGCACATGATACAGGCTAGTTGGCACTTAGTGCCAAACCGCAGATCAATGTAGGCTAATTGTGGAGGAACACTGCCGTCTTCGTTAGTTTCATTAATCAACTTGTCTACGCTAACACGCTGACTCCAATACTCAGTTTCCCACATTCGTTTGCTATTATGCCCAGACGCTTCTTCTTTATAGCATTTAGTACAACTAGGCGGTTGTTCGCCTGCAAGCATCTGCTTACGAACATTCTTCATATAGTTGCTGTTCCAGGCTGTTTGAAAGTCTGTGTTATTGAGATTACTAGGAAGTCCCTCGTCATCTTTGAGCACACCAACTTGGGCACCTCCAAGTTTTTTATCGTTACTGGCTCCTACTCCGCTGGCGTTGGCTGTACAGCATACTCGCATACTGCCATCGGGGCGTGTGCTAAGATGTACCCAAGGAAGGATACACCAAGTTTTTGAAGGATAGTTATTCATTAAATAATTCTGCGTATTGGGGGACAATTTCTAAAATTGATTGGTTACGAATTTCGTCTAGTTTCTTTGTATTTTTAATAAACGAACCCAGATGTTGTCCCAGATCTTCTTCGATCATATAATTTATGACTCCGTCTAGTACAGTAACTGCATTTTTATAAATATGATCATCATATTTTTTAAACTGTTCTTTTTTATTTTCAAAGGTGATCTTTATATCGTTTTTTATGTGGTTAGGCAACATTCGAATATTTAAGCTCTGGGGGTGGTGTGCCACATGATGAGTAATTATTGGTTTTTTCTTACTGGAATTTATTTTCTTGTAATTTTGTTCTAGTTTCCATATCATAAAATCTGGAAGATGATAGACATTTAAAGCTGTGACTGTGTAAGCTAACCAAGCGTATACGTTTTCTGGAAGTTCGTCAATCTTCTTGAGATTTTTTTCTATCTGATTCCATTTAGCAGGATATCGTTGATATTCTAGAATCTTACCGTAGCCATCAACGCTTGCACCTATTCTTACTGCTTTGAACTTTTTCCAAAGTTCTAGTGCTCTAGGTTGAAGGCTTGTTATGTTTGTGTTGTATTCAAGGATTATTTTTTTAGCAACATCTGCCTGAATACACTTTTCAAGAAAGTCGTAATGACGTTCTATCAGCATTGGTTCACCTCCGGCCATATAGACGTATTCTATTTGTTCTAAATTTTGTTCTATTTGATTCCAAAAAGAAGGACTATCATGCCAATCATAATCGTTATTTGCTGTTATCCATCTGTCTTTGTTGTTTTTAATCAACTTTACATCGCCGTGTGTATCTTTGTAGTCTGTTTTTCCAGACATCTCTACATAATCTTTATACCATGTGTGACTGTCTGTCGGCCCGCACATTCTACAGGCTAAGTTACAGAGATTTCCAAATCTCAAATCATAATAGATTGTAGGTACAAAATTAGTATCTATACTTCCGTCATTGTTAGTTACATTTCTTGCCCAATCAATATTATATTGTTGACCCCAACTATCGTTTTCGTAGTTTCTTCTGCTGATCAGTTTTGCATTTTCTTCACTTTTACATCTTGCACATTCTTCGCTCCAGCGGCCATCCAGCATGTTCAATCTAACAGATTTAAGTAAATCTGCGTTTCGTGCCAAAGACAGATCATCGACTCCAGCATTGAAACTTTCACCATCTGGATGTCTCACCACTCCTTGATTTTTAGTTACATTGGCCTGACAACATATTCTTATATCGCCATTGTTTCTAACTGCTTGAAAAATCCAAGGTATAGGACAAAAAGTATCATTCATTATATTATTCTATTTAAATTGTTCGCTAAATGCATCATATTTAGTGCCACATGTTTTAGCGCAGACTGCTAGTTTGCCATCAGCACAACTAGATTTCCCCCAACTATTGGGAATAACTTCTTGCATAAATTTTCCGTTAACAATGCTTTCTAAATTTAATTTAGTAGCATTAAGATTGTCTTTGCCAACTTGCTCTATTAAGTTCCATATTTGTCCACCTTTAGGAGTCCAATACCAAACATACATTTGTCCAGCTGTCCAACAACAAGGTTGCACAATACCTTCTGCACTGATGTACAAACTTTTTTCTTCTGCAACTTTACACTTAATAGGAACTTCGTCCCAATATTTTTCCATCGGTTTTTTCTTTGCAGTATCTGTGTGGAAGATCTGCGGGAATGTATAACCTTCTAAATCTTCTTGGCGGCTAGGAAGGAATTTAATAGGAACTTCTGATTTGGCAATTTTGCTAAGTTCTTCTAAAGCAGCATTTCGATATTTAGGATTAGTGGGTGCTTGTAATAATGTGGTTGCTATTCCTTTGCGATTAGCAGCCTGATGCATTTCTTTAGTAACACCGCTAGCATTGCTAAAGAATCTAGCAGATTTTTTAAATTGAAATTTCTCAAATCCCATAGATTTTGACAATGCTTCCGCGGCATCTACTTGATGTTCATTGTGAGCAAATACAATATAGTCCCATCTTGCTCTGCCGCCGGCGGCAATAAACGCAGATGCATTTTCCATAATTTTAGACCAAACGGTATTTTGTCTATATAGATGATTAGTGTCTTCTAGTCCATCAATACTAAATGTAACATAACCTCTAGGACCTAATACTTGTGCAAGTGTTTTCCACCACTCAGGTTTCTTGGCAGAGCCGTTTGTCATCATGCTGAGATTCATTTTAGGATTGTGTTCTCTAAAATAAGCAAAGGCTTCTAAAGTATCTCTAGCAGCAATTGGATCTCCATAGTTGCCGCACATGTACATGCGATCTAATTGTGCTATAAAGTTAGACTTGAATATTTTCTTAATATCATCTATAAAAAGCTCAGTACCCGGAACTTGCGGATTTTCTTGGCCGCCATTAATGTTACGAGCGCACATAGGACAGGCTGCATTACAGTTATCTGTAATTTCTAAGTGTACTGTCTTAATTTCATTATATGTGTATAACATTATTCTATTACTAATTTTATATCTTTGGCAGGGCCTACTCGACTAGGAAGGTCTCCGTATTTTTCTACATAATCTTTGATCACGGCCTTATACCAATTTTGACTATTATGATATGCCTGTACATTATACTTATAGATATTATTATTAGTAGCTTCCATTACCGTTAATGCTCTAGCTGCTTCTTTTTGCAGATCTCTTAGTTCTAAATCATCTATCATGGTCTACCTATAAGCATAACACGCTTATAACCTTTTAATTGCAGCTCACCTTCATATAATACTTCTTTCATCGGAAACTTTTTCTTCATATGACTAACGCTGTGTACACAGTTAACATGACCATCACCATCAAACATATTATTACTTTGGATAGCAACAATAGGATTAGATTCTAATTGTTTAAATCTAATTTGATGAAACCATTCTTCTGACATGTGCTCGGCACTAGTATTGATGATTAAATTTGGAGTAAATTTTTCTGTAAATTTACTACTCTCTTTAAAGTTTTCAATTTCCCACTCATATCCATTTTGATGTAATGTTAAATTGTTAATATCTGCACAAACTGCTTTTACTTTGTAATTATCAATGTCATTTATATTAAAAATATAGTCGCTAGCATTACAGGCGTCTTTATCTAATTCAACGTTTCGTAACTTACAATATGTTAATCTTTTTTCGTAAATAGATTTTAATTGTCCATACCACCCAGCAAGAAAAACTATGTTATCGTAATGGTCGTTAATTCTTGCTAGTTCTTCAATTAACCATACTTTACTTTTAATTTGACTTCTGCTAAATGCATCATAGATGTGGGGGTTGTTTACCTTCTTTGTGTAATTAAAAATACTTCTAAAAATTTTATCTTTGTTGTCTTGTTCATTTAAATGTTTGATACAATATTCAAGAATTGCAGTTTGTATGTCGTTGCTATCGAGAATTTTAACAAATTCTCTAAGAAACCTTGCTTGTTCTTCATTATCTTTAAATTTTAAATATTCTTCTAAACCAAAGAGTACTTCTCGTACACCGGAAGATTCTTTCATAGTTGTTCCTTGAATTTGCTGTCTAACCATTCAAAGTCATTGATTAACTTTAATGCTTCTAAATTTCGTTTATTTTTAATGCCATACTTAGAACCTGCAATGGCCCCTTTAATAGCATATTCTCCGTAGGGTTTATCTGCCCCCAATTGACACCATGCTTGTAGTCTTTTCGAAGTCTCGTCTGTTACTTGTCTATCAATAATTCGACTACTCAATTTAACGCACTCTCTAAATGCGCTTTTCCAAGTATTAAACGGATCAGTATTAAACGTGTTAATATTGCTTACTTGATCAAGTGCTTTAAATTTTTTACTAATACTAGTAGTCATATCTGTATTACTAGTATCCATATTAATAGTCATTTTTCTTGGGAATAGTTTTACGCCGCCGTTGCCGTATTCTAATCCGTTAACAGGATTACAACTCCTCCATACATGCACTACGTCTAAATCCCAACTAGACACAATATGATCAAATTTGAATGTATCAACAACTTCAGCATCTCCGTCAACTATCCAAAACATCTTTGTCATGCATTGTTCTGCTGCTTTTATATGAGCCTGATGGATTCCCTTTACGCCATGCACACGTTTAGCTAATGGAAATCTGTCTGTTAATTTACGCCAGTTTTCGTCTGCATTTATTTCTTGATAACTTATAAAAACAATATCATACATTTTTTAAAACATCCTGTAGTTCTGGAATAACAGTGTAGGTATTTTCATTTCTTAGTTCGTCTAATTTAGCCGTTAAATCTATAAATCTCTTTTTAGCTTCGCTATCATGTGGCAAAGAAAGCTGCTGTATTATATAAGAAAAACTATCACTTAGATCAACTGCATACAATGTTTTCATTTCTTCAATAAACGCTAAAAGATCTTTTGCAATTTTTTCTTTAAACAAGTCACTTAGTATAGACACATGATAATGTTTAGGGTATTCTAATAAATTTATAAAAAAGTTTTTATAGTTGTGTTCTTTAGTAATAATACCAATACTAATCAAACGTTGAATAATATCAGGCAATCTAAAAACATTCATTGCACCCACTGTTATACCCGGAGCCATATAAACACCTAGCTCTTTAACAGTTAGTAAATTTTCTTCTACTTGTTCCCATACTGTGCCTTTGCGTATTAATTCTGCACGATCACCTATCTCATCAATACTAGGCCAAATTTCAACTTTGTCTTTAGCCCATTTTTTCCAATAGTCTAGTACATTCTTACCTTTATGTTCTAAAGTAGACATGTTAGTATTATATTGAATTCTAACATTAAATCTCTCATGCTTGTAAAGAAGATCTAATATCGTATAATGTTCATCCATTAATAAAGGTTCGCCGCCAGCAAAATAAATTTTTTCAACTTCGTGTATATGAGACAATAAAAAATCTAATTTGTTTTGTCCTTGTACCGAATTAATGGTTAATATTTTATCTTGATCGTTATCGCCGTACAGTTTTTTATTATCTGGCAACCAGGCAGAACTGTACTTGGGACCGCAACTTCTACATCTAAAATTACAAATATTACTAAATCTAAAATCCCAGTATTTTAATTCTAATTTATCACAATGGCCATCTTCTTTTGTAATATCTTTTATTTCAGTTAACTTAGACGGAAAATATCTATTTTGATGGATCCTATTACTAATACCAGTTGCAGCTTCTTTATTAAAACATTTAGAACACGGCTTAGGTTGCACACCTTGCATCATTTCTCTGCGAAGGCGTTTCATATTTTCACTGTTCCAAATATCTTCTATTGAATCCGTATTAAGATCGCCTGCCCAATATTCGTGTGCAGAAATCATGCAGCAGGGATTAACTTTGCCGTCAGGATCAAAGTTAAGATGCAACCAAGGAATTACACAAAGTGTGTTACTCATTCTGGGTCAATTATTCCTTGAGGTGTTCTTACTGGGTTTTTATACACTTCTTTAAAAAATTTACTCTGTTCTGCAGATAATACCTGTGCTACAGGTAACCCTAGATCATTGCCTAACATAGATCCTAACTCTGTACACTTTTCTAAAATGTTATCATTATTGACGGTTGGCTCAACAGTCGTTTTCCATAAGTTGTTTAGATACGTAAAGTCTCGAACATTAACATAATCCCAATCAGTAAGATTAGTCATCTGACATCCAAGTCTTGCACCATACATTGCCCATAATCCGTTATCAACATCTGCGCCGATACTCATCCAAATTAACAGTCTATGATAATTTTTCCAATGTAGATCAGTTGACAGTTTGCTAACGTCGGGTAGTTTAACTCCGCGATCTAAACTCATCTTTACACCTTCGCGGAATCCTGCCCTCCAGGCTTGCCACGGAGTAGCATTATTATAAACATCACTATAACAGCCGTTCATTTGAATGTAGTTAATATCCCAACAAAAATCAACCTGGCTATGTGGATTAGTAGGATCGGCATTTTCGTGAGTTTTCATATCTAAAACAAACTGTGTCGGCCAACATTTGATTCCGCCGTTACCATATAATAAACCATTGATAACATTGTGTCCACACCAAGAAATCACCGAACCTGAAAGGTCTTGCAGTTCTTCAAACTTAAGGACTTGATTTACAAAGTCAGGTCTTACAATGTTATCACCGTCAATTGTAATAAATCTTTCTGTATCTGCAAGACGAGCACAGGCTTTATGTGCAGCATCACTACCTTCAACACCGTGTACACGTTTGGCCCAAGGTACCTTAGTTAATAGGTCAGCATAATTTTTTTCAGCATTTGGCTCGTCATAGCTGAGGTAAACAATATCATAATCAATAATATTAATAGCTTTAGACATTTAATAGTTTCCCATAAGAATTAAAAGTTTTAAGAGTAGTAATGTCAACACAATCTAAATCATTTTCATATTGAGAAGAAAACAATGTCGAGTATCCTGTAACAAGTTGATCTAGTGTACATTCTATTGTGTTTAATAAAAAATTAGGGTTATCTTTTAACGAGACATAAAATTTTATAGATTGATGTAAGTTATCAGTGTCAATTTTATCTTTACCAGTATCCGTTAGTACAAACTTCCAAAGAGTATGTTTAACATCTTGTAAAATTAATAAATCAACACTATGTGTAGATTCTATTGTTGGGATAAAGAACAGCCCTTTGGCAACTGTTATATGTTTATGCTTTTCAATAAATGTAGCAGTAGTTAACCCCGGGTTTTTTATTTTAAAAGAAGAAACGTTTTTCTTACCTGAAATAAAATCTTCAACTAATTTTCCATTTACTTCTATAAAAGAATAGTTAGTATTTTTTTCTCTAACAATAGATACAATAGAACCGTCTGTTTCGTAATGAATATAAAACTTAGTCGATAGATTAGAAACTGCTGCAGCCTTATCTAATTCTTCTTGACTTAAATATTCTATCTCTTCAGACATTTGCTTGTTCCAATTTAGTTATAATGTCGTCTGTTAAAAACTCATCTTCAGTATAGTGGAAAACTCCAGTTTGTAAACAATTAGAAATTGTTAACTGTAAATTACTATTAAAGGTTATAGTAGTATTATTAGTCCATTTATCTGGCACATGACTCCATTTTTGTAATGCTGGTTTCATATGTGTAAAACTAGGCGACAATGCGTCTACTGTACATTCTGATTCAGAATCTAATATCTTAACTGCAATAGCAGAAGATACATCCATACTACAAAATCCTTGATTTTTAACAGGTGCATACTTATTATAACATAATTTCCAATTTTTAACAACCAGTTCTAACCATTTATAAAATTCAAATGCTTTTTTAGTTTTTTTAAAATAGTGTAACCCAAAATAAATGTTAGGTAGCTCGTTAGATGTAAACATTTTTCTATAATGATCGTCTGTTATAGTATTTCCACGATAATCAATAACTGAACTAGTAAACATTAAGTCAGTTTTTTCTAAAAAATCCCACCAATGATCATTAGACGTTAGTACTAACATATCGGTATCATAGACAATGTTGTGTTTAAAGGGAGTAACATAAATTAACTTCCATCGATTTTCAATTTTCCATACACTATCTTTGGCAGAATCATTCCACGGAATCTTAACTATGTGATCAAATGCATTGTTGTACTCGAACGGCACTTCATCGTTAGTAACTATGCAAGTTTGATTATGTTGATTGTTAGCTTTAATAGATAAAGCAAGTGCATAGGCTTGACGAACATAATTAATATCTCCGTTTTGAGCTAAAAATAGATGGCCCCTGTCTAATGTCATAGCACCCTCATTATACTTTGTTTATTCATAATGTGTACATCTATGTTATCTGTTTTTAACAATGTATATTCCCCTAATGCATTTTGTTTTTCTATTAAAAATGTGCAGGCATTGTTTTGATGTTTAAACAATAGGTCTCGGTCAAGTGTAAAATACATGTTTCCGGGAACAGTTCCTATAAACTTTTCACAAGAGTATCCATTTAAAATATGTATAGCAATACTAAAAGCAAAATCATTTCGATACGTAGGTGTATCAATGTCATAAAGAACTCTATAATAGTTCCAATTATTTTTTACAAATGCAATTAATTCAAAAAATAATTTTGAATAAGTTGTTTTTTTAAAATAAAAAACTGTTGCCCAATAGAATGGGATAGAAGTGTTACTGATATAAGTAAATTCAGACGACTTTCTCCAACCTGATAAGTCTACTGCTTCTTTAAATAACGCAATTTCTTGATCTAATTTAAAAAGATTCAATAAGTAGTCGCTGTTTAAAATATAGTCAACATCAATAACTAGTGTTTCGTCGTAAGGAGTTAACTCATACACATTAGATCTTGTAGAATTTTTCCAAGGAACTAATTCATAGTGTAACGACCCGTCATAAAATCTTTTTTTCTGTGTAGTATTGTCTAAACTTGAAATTATGTTGTCAAATAGTGCAACATCGTCTGGGTAAGTTTTATTAAGCCAGTCCGAACTATCAGTAACCAATGTTACTGGTAAGTTTAAATGCTCTTTAATTAGTTTTGTTGATTTGATTGCTAAACCAACGTAGTCAACAAGTGCATTATTATACGCAAATAATACTACACCTTTAGTCATAGATCAAGAATACTTGCGATATTTCTACTTTTCTTAACAGCTTCATACTTGGTGTAGTACGTGTTAGCTGCCTGAGTGTATAGATCAAGAAGATTTTCTAAAAAAGTCTTCAAGTTGTCTATGTTAATGGGCAAATTGTTGTCATCAACTATGACAACATTCTCAATATACTCCATAGTAACTAGTGACTGCACAAACGAAACAGTTTCTCTAGTAACTTTAAATGTACCACCATTATAAAAATAGAACAAGTTTTGTTCGTATTCTTCTTTCAATGCACGTTTTTGATTAGCTAACGTTGTCATTAGGTTAGCAGTTTCAAGGGCTTTTTCTAAAATTGGATCCAAGACGACTCCTTAACTACAATTATGTATTGTAGTTATCTTTTTAAAAAAAGAAGAAGTTACATTCCGGTAGAATTACCGGTTGGACCTGTAACAGAGACGTTTGACCCTTGAGGGCGAAACTGCTGTGCTGTGCTAGTTAATATACCAGGAACTGGTTCGTCAATGCCACCGCTTGCATCGTCTTTAAATTGAATTGTAAAGGTAATTGTAGTTGGACTAGATACCGAATCAACTCTTGCATTAATGACATAAGAATTCAAACTGTAAGAACCGCCAGGTGCTGGTTTATTATACACTTGTTGGTCACTAGTTGTTAGGTCATAAAATCCAATTGCTGTTCCTGTTCCGGGCGAAACAGCTCCAGATACTGTTCCCGTCGATGTTTGGTTTAGAAAAATAGTACCCATATCACTTAACATGTTAGTCCAAGTTGTAATTTTAGAAGAACTACCGGGATAACTACTGTCAGGATCCGAAGGATTATTTGCTCTACTAGCAGACATTCTTATTTGGCCACCAGCATTAAAGAAATATCTTGCCTGTAATGCTGACGCAAAAGTCACTGTCACTGTATTTGTTACTGTACCGCTCCAGGTAGTAGTACGCTGTCTTGAAGCAACTGGTTCAACTCCGCCTTCTAATGTGCCTATGTTAAAAGAGTTTGATGCTGCTGTAGCAGTTACACTTGCATACTGTGCCCGTGTTGCTTCAGAAATAACTAAAGTGTTAACAGGAACTGTTAAACTAGCACTTTCATTATTACCAGTTTGATGTTGCCTAGCTTTTAAAATATCAGTTCTTAAATTATTCCACTGTGTAACACTCATGACACTTGCTTGTGTCACCTGTGAGCTAGCAAGTGCTTGTCCGTACCCCGTTGCACTAGTACCCATAACTAGATCAATTGCAGATTGAATACTATTATAGTCTGCCGCGGTAATTAATGTTCCTACGCCTGCCATGCTATTTCCTTAGATGATGATTGCTTCTACTAATTTAGTATTAACATCGTTGTTTGATTCTAATGCAATTGCAAAAGCGTCTGTATTATTACCAAATGCTGCTTGAGCAGTGCCGTTTGCGCCTGCAATTAATTTTTGTCCTTTAAGAACTGAGCCAGTAACTTTAACTGGAACACGCCCTTTAAGTGCAATGTAGGTGCCGCCTTCTAATTCGCTATTCATCATGTAAGCTGGTTTACCAGAAACTGGTCCAACTGCACGGAAGCCTGGCTGGCATGGTGTAACTTCTTTGTCGCCGCCAACCATTAATACTGTGCCAATTTCATATTCTGCATCAGCAAGATATTTTTCTGCCAAGTCAGCGTACTGTGCTGCTGTTGCTGTACCAACAAAGTAAGTTGCTTTTAATGCTCCGCCACCGTAGGTTGGTTCTGCTGAATCTGTTCTAATAGCAACTGTATTATTTCCAGAAGCAACACTGGCTGTTCTATAACTGCCGGCTACATTTAAACTGTCAGCTTGCGTTGCAGTGCCTTCAAATGAGGTAGCATAGACTGTCTTAAATTTAGCGTTTGCTGCACCTAGATAAATTTTATCATTATCGGCTGTTGCAGGTTTAACATAACCAAAATTAGAAGTTGCGCTAATGTTTAAAGGATAAAATGTTGTACTGCCGTCTGTTACTTTAAAACTAATTACACCGTTTGGTAATTGATTTGCAAGCGTAGGAGTCGTCCCGCTAACAACACTAAATCTAATATCGGCGTCATTGCCCATAACAAACCCAGAATCATCAAATGTTACGCCGCCTGAGAAAGCAGAACTACCAGCCCTAATGTACGACGATGATGGATAAAAAACTCCACCATCTACCATACCGTTTGAAGCTTTAACTGTTCCCCATATGCTGTAATCTGATGCAGAAATACCGGCAGTAGTTGTATAAGCTAATGTTATACCTTTCTTAATAACATACGGAGAATTAAATCCGTCAATGCTGTTTAATGTTGAATTAAGAGTAAATGTATCATCATTTGAAATAATATAAATTGTTGCATCGTCTACTATAGCTTCAATAATTGCATGCGAGTTACCTAGTATATCTTTTACACTGCGTGAACGCATCTGAGTAGTACCTTGGCCAGATACTCCTTGTGGACCAACTAAGATAAATTCATTATCTGCAGTATTCCAAACATAAAGTTGGTTATTGATATTATCAAACCAAAAATCGCCAGTGGCTAGTCCGGTTGGGGAACTAGCACTTACTTCGGCACCACCTGTGGTTTTCCACTGTGATCCGTTGTAAAATTTTAACTTTTTTAGTCCGGAATCGTACCAAATCTGACCACTAATAGGGCGGGGAGGTTGTCCTAGTCCTGAAAAGTTTTCTAGGAGATGTACAAAATTCTCATTTTGAAGTTCTCCGTATCCGGCATAATTTTTGCCAACTAGTTTAATGTCTAGTTGACTGTTAACTGTCCCGTCTTCTACGGTGATAGTTGTTGTTTCGCTATATCTATTAATGCTATACGGCATCGTTAACCCCTTAACTTAAGTATTTATCGTTATACACTACTTACCAAATCTGTGTCAAAAGCCCAAACAGGCCCAGCATTTACTATAAATCTTTTTAAAGATCTTGTAACTGTTACTGTCCCGTTACCAGCATTAATAGTGCCAACACTAAAATCTTGTAACACGCTTTGATTTTCAGTTCCGCCTGCTTTGTCCACAGCTACATAACTTTTAGAAATTGTACCACTATAATTAATAGCCGAGTACGCAACTACTTGTTGTGTGCAATGTACATACGCATAGGTTCCGACGTCAAAATTGCCAGCTATGGCAATATCCCCTAATACCAATGCTATTTGGCTATTAGTTAATCCTGTAATATCTAGACTTAGACCAATTGATCTTCCGTTTACTAACGAATCTACGTATGTTTTAGTAGTTGCATCAGTTCCGGTTGTCGGTGTTGCTAGATTTGTAATCCGTTTAGAACTCACATTAACTGTGCCAGTTCCTTGTGGTTCTAAAGTTATACTTCCATTACTATTTGGGTTTGCTAATTTGCTACCGGTAACTGCTAAATTAGCTACATTTAAAGATATTAGTGTTCCTACACTAGTTAAATTAGATGTAGTTACCGACGAGCCCAATGTTGTGCTATTTAATACAGAGACATTATTAATTTTATACGACTTACCGGCAGCAATATTCCAATGTTCAGTAGTATTAAAATTAGTTGTTGATTCTTGCCATAAAACACTGTGATCAGTAGTACCCTTAACTATAAAGCCGCCGCCGTCAGCATATCCGTCACTAACTGTACTATCACTAGGTTTTGCTAATTCGATTACCTTATCTGCAATAGTTAAATTTACAGTATCTACTGTAGTTGCTGCTCCTTCAACTAACAAGCTACCTGTAATTCTTACATCACCGGTAACATCAAGATTATATTCTGGACTTCCGTTAAAAATTCCTACTCTTTCAGTTATTGCTTTAACTGTAATAGCATCACGTATTCCTAAACTATTTTTTATTTTAAACTTAAAATCTTGTCCCGAGGTATTACTTACCATCTCAGCAGATGTATTGTTAACTCTAAATTCTGTATTTTGTGCTGGACCAATAACTAACGGTGTTGTGTTTTGTATAGTAACAGTTCCTATTGTATTAGTATTGGTTTCTGTGCTCATAAAACTTGTTGTAGTTTTGATGGCGCCTGACGGACTGACTAGAGCATCTGCCTTAGTTGCAGTGCCGTGCCATTTTAAACTTGATACATTTGCTGTATTAAATCCAACACTAATATTTCCTGTAAACAACGAAGCATCTAACCCCACGGGAGTAAATGCTGTTTTACTAAAAATTCCTAACAATGTGTCTGCACAATACAAATTAACTACTGTATGTATAACACCGTTTGTATCTGTTAAAGACGAAACAATTTGGCCAGACATTCCCTGTATAAAAGAGTATGCTGGTCCAGCGAGTATACGAGTAGTAGTATCAACATAAAAATACATTTGTTGATTTGTACTGTCAATCCATAAGTCGCCTTGTACAGGATTAGTCGGGGGAGATGTTGAAACTACAGGACCACCTGCAACTCTAAATCCGCTGCCGTCATATACTTTTAATCTATTCTCACTGCTGTCAAACCAAATTTGTCCAGAAATAGGATTGTTAGGCGCAGATGTTGCAGAAAAGTTTTCTAAAAGTTTAACAAAATTTTCATTTAGGTATTCGCCGTAGTTGGAGACATTTTTAGCAACTAATGTCAAATCGGTCGCTGTTTGGTCAATTGTTCCATCTAGTAAATCAATTAGTAATGTGCCGTCAGTTTTATTAATCGAATATGACATTTAGATGCTACCTGTAAATATAATATAGTTTATTGTTAAGTAAGGATTCATTACGTTAACAGGAGTGCTTAGTGAAATAGTTCCACCTAGTGTATCTACCCCGCCACTGTTAGGCAAATATTGCCCAGTATCAGTAACGCTTGGACCAAGGCCAGTATGCGGTACTGCATCACCGTCTGGGATTGGGGAACCTGCACCAAATGCCACATTACGCATTGCATAGTATTGGCTTCCGGCACTTCCTTGCATATCATGTGTGTGATCTGGTAAGTTAGCAGTTGATAATGTTTTTTCTTCTGAGCCAGAATTTAATCCTACAGTGTCTGCCGTCACATCTGTCACTCTATCAGCCGGGCCACCGCCAGCATCAATACTAGCACCTAAAGGAGTAGTAACAAAGTTACCGTTATCCATGTTGTCTCTACCAAGTGCAAATCTTCCTCTTAAGTCAGGCAATGCAAATGTGCCGCTTCCTTGTAACAAACTTATATCTTTATAAGTATACTGCAATACTGCAAACAAATCAGGATATAACGCAATACGTTGCTCACTGCCGTCACATAGCAAGTATCCTGGAGGCAATGTAATTCCTGCAAACGGAAAAACTGCACCTGCAGGCACTGTAGGAATATTTGAAACAAATGTACTCTTAGAAGTTTTTCTTAAACCCCCTAAGCTAGGACGATAGACTAGCAACACATCAGTTGCTTCAGAATTAGTAATTTCTGTTTTTGTATCAATAAAGTCAGGACTAATAGTTGACGCAAATGTAGCAAATCCGCTACCGCTTTGTCCGTCAAAGCTAATTGCATTGCTAGCTACATCTCCGGTAATTTGGAACGTTGTAGCACTAGCTAATTTCGAAGCTGAGCCAGAAATATTGCCAGTCAATGCTCCTACAAAACTACCAGTAAATGTTGTGCTGATTACTTCATCAGCATAAATCTTTCTCCATGCAACTCCGCCAGATAATGGATTACTTCCTAAATTATATGTATTGTTAGCTGCTGGTAAAATATCGTTTGTAGTTAACGTGCCGTTTATATTGGCACCTGTTCCAACATGCAGAGTTTTAGTAATGCTTACTCCGCCTGCTGTTTTTAAACTGCCTGTAACTAAATCAGTAGCATCGCTTGTGCCAGTTATAACAACAGAATCATTAGTTTTAATTTTTCCGTTAACATCTAAACTTTCTTCTGGATTAGTTTTATTAATACCAACATTAGTACTGCTGTCAACTCTAATAACTGTTGAAGCTACTCCAGCATTGTTAACCCTAATATCAATATTTGAACCACTGGTCTTATGATAAAGTACTGCAGCACCTAAAGAGTTAGTTAACGATGTTGCTAGATCAGCACCGACCGAAATGCCCGAATCATTACGAATGTTAATTCCAAAGTTGGAATTACTTGTAGTATCACTTCTTAAAAAATTAGCTGCTGCCACTGTAGTTGTTCCAACTACTAGTGCATTAGATTTTTCTGCTGTGCCCCATAATTTATTCGGAGCACTATTACTGTTAAAATCTCTTGATGATATGTTGATGCCTTGATTTATTACTTCAAACCCACTATAAGTTATCTTTGGAATAAATGCATCTTTGCTTATAATTGCAACACGTTCATCTGACGAAAAGAAAGAAATAACATTATGCTCAATGTTACTAGTATCTGTAATTATTTCTGACTCAGGACCTGTTCGTAATCCTGCACTAAATTGCGGACCTACTACAATCCAAGTTGATCCTGTAAATAAATTTAATTGCTGAGTATCTGTATTAACCCACAAGTCACCTTGTTGCGGAGTAGTAGGCTGCGCTGCGCTCTTTTTAATACCGCCGGCTGGTACAAATACTCCAGTAGCATCAGCCACTTTAAGTTGATTAACTCCGGGGGTTGTATCATACCATAGCTGTCCTTCAACTGGATTATCTGGCTGATTAGGTCCTGCAAAATTCTCTAACAAGTGTAGGAAATTTTCAGCAACATATGCTGCATAACCTTGATAGTTTTTTCCTACAAATGTAACGCCTAGTCGTTGATCTACTGTAGAATCCCCAACATCAATATCTTGTTTTAAGACATTACCTTCTTCTGTGTATTTTACGGTATACGGCATTCTTAGATCTCACTTAAACCAGTTAAACTTTGTATCCTTACAGTATAATCAATTTGAATTAATCTGTTAAGGGACTTTTGTACAGGGTGGAAAATAACATGAGTCAACAATCTTCCCTCACCCGATGGGCTATAGGCTTTAAGCCCTAGTTCGTCAAAAACATAGTTGCTTTGATTGTCTGTAGTATTGTCAAATGCTTCTTGGCCAGCTGGCTCGCCGTAATCTAGTAAGCAAGTTATAAACACATCTGTGTAATTTGTACCGGTGACATGTCTAGTTTCAATTTTGTTTCTTACAGGATCGACGTTAGTTACAGAATTATCATCAACTACTTTTACATAAGTTTCGTTATACAAGCTGGCACTAGTACCAGTTGAGTTAGGAGTCAAATATGTAATAATGCCTGTAGGATCAACAGTGGTGCCGCCATTACCAAATGACATACTGTAAATAAATCCCTGTCCAGCATTAGCAATGCTTTCAGCAAGACTTATACTCATATTTTCGTAATGAATTGCGTTACGCTTATTAATATATACTTCCCCAGATGCTGGGTCATGTATTTTAATATGTCCTTCTACGTGGATTCCTGATAGATCTTTGCTCTGCATAGGTGCTCTCTTTATTGTGTATTTATCAGGTATAATTATCTGATAGTTTTATACATTTTGGCTCAATATTTATTAGTAGCTGGCTGGTTCTTTAAAAACATTGCTATGTTATTTTCAGAACCTGCTAGACTCTTACCTGTATCGTTCCATACCTTTCCTATTTTCTTAACAACCGTGATTTTAATTCCCGGTTCAATTAATACAGTAGGATCAATTGTGATAGTGTTAGACGAAGAATCAACTTCAAACTGTGCAAGATGCTCAACATCGCCTTCTGGACTATACGGTGCAACACTCACGTTGTGCATAAAATATGCTTCTTTTTTTAGTCTATAGCCACCTACAAACACTTCAACGTCGTTGATACCGGGCGCATAATTCAAAGAAAATGTAGTACTACTTCCGTCATAGATAAACGTTTCTGACACATATTCGTCTTTATAAGGAATAGTCTCAGTTACTCCGATATCAGTTACAAATTTTCCAACAATGTGTACTGTTGGAATACCAGTGCCTAACGTTCCCCTGCGAAGTTGTCTTAATACATTACCATCTTTTTGCAAGTATTCGATACGTTCTCCGTTGATCTCAACAACTCCGGGAATATTTCTGCTAATATTTGGTTCTGTAAAGACACTGCCGTCATGCACTGAGATTTCAGTATCATTCCAATTTAAGTTAGATGTTAACACAGATTGTTTGTCTTTGTTTAATCTCTTATAGTGTACTCTGTTTAATATATCTTTAAACTGCATATAAGAAATCCCAGGCAATGTAATATCACTGCTGAAGGCGTATATTTGAACTACATCCGTGCTTAACAAAGTGTCATACAATTTAACAGTTTTAAAATCGTCCATTAGGGAATACTCAAAACTATGACGCAACAACTGACCGTTTTTAATTACCCAAACATAGCTATCAGCGATAACTGATTTTTCTAGTTTTATAAATCCACCTTTTTTCTTTGTGAATCTATAGTAATCAACAGTTCCGGGTGTAAGAGTAACAGCAGGAGTAAATGTATCTTTTGTTCTTTGAATTGCTAATACATTATGATTATAGAAACTTGTTATTTCAAACTCAGTATTGGCAGGATACAATGTGTTAAATGTAATTAAATTACTAGAAATTGTAAAATCTGATCCTGTTACTACAGAGATACATAGTGCGGCTCCAGCAACATATACATCTTCTGAAATTGTTACAGAAATAACACTCATATCTAGTGTGTAGTCTGCTCCTGAATTTAAAAGTTCGCCGTTAACAAACACTCTAATATCTGCAGAATCAACTATAAACGGAGCAAACTTATGTTGCGGTAAGTCATATGTGTATTCGTTATCTGTTAGTGTATAATATTCAGAATTAACGCTTTTAAGAATTGTTTGTCCTTGTCTAACAATAACACTAGAGCCTAACGGTAAGTTAACTCCTACTGTATTAGCCAACGAATATGTATAACTTGATCCGTCAGTAATAACTGTTTCTGTACGAACAATACTAGTAGTTTGATCTTCAGTTAAGGAACTAGTTAAGATATAATTAATAACTTGACTGTCAGTTGGCGGAGTAGTAAATCTAATACCGGCATGTCCTTTGTAAGCATACGAGTCATCTGTTTCAAATATCTCATAGATTGCAATCCCAGGATCAACTGTATTTTCCCCAAGTGATGCTTGAATACCGTTTACTAATACAATGCTGTTTAGTGTATCTACATATCTAGCATTTGTTATAAACTCAAGAGTATTGTTATCTCCAACAAAGTAGTCAAGGTCTAGCACATCAGTTCCGTTGAATCCAAAACTAATAACACTTACTAGTCCTGTTGGTGCAACATTTAATTCGACTTCCATTTGCTGCCAGTTAATCGAGTAATCTATATCTAATTTCTTTATTTGATTGCCCACTCTAACAATGACCGCTTGTCTACTGTTTGGATATTGTCCGATATCAAACGTAGTAATAGCACCGTCTCCTAAATAATTTCTATAAATTATTTTAGCACTTCCATTTGTAGGAGCACTAAAAACTTTAATTGCTAGAGTATCTTGTACTTGGCCAGGAACTACTTCTTCAGGAGCATGGCTATTGGCTGCGGTTATTAGCCCATCACCGTCTAATATAATGTCGTCAGCTGCTAACCCTGTTGCAGTAGTGTAGCCTAAATTCCCGCCTGTTAGAGATGTATCAAGTTCAGATCCACTTGGAACAAAGCTGCCGTCACTAGTTGACTTTCTAAAGATAACTTTGTCTCTTTCTAAAATTATAATACGAGCACTAGGCAAAGTAATAGAATTTGCAGTGCCATTACCTACAAATGTATTCATCACAGTGTTATCAGGAGCAATAACTCTGCCGTTGGGTTGAATTGTTGACCCGTCGTAGTCGTCGTAATACGGATCGTCTACACGCACTCCAGGGAGATATTTGTTAGATCCTTCATCAAATCTTGAAACGTAGATGTTAATTTCTTGATTTATAGCAGGTGCATATCCTAACGAGAATGTGTATTGACCATTAAACGCAATAATAATTGTGTCATCAAACAACGGGTCAAAGCTATCCCAGTTGTCAGTAAACCAAGGTAAACTATCCCATCCCCCGTTAATTCCAAATCCTAGACCAGTAACACTTACACCACCGTAGTCGACTCCTAACATTAGTTGGGAGAAGTCTTTTCCTAGTTGTCCAGTAGTTGGAGCATAATAGTGCTGTATTCTATCAGTTGCTGACAGGTGATCAAAGTTTTTAGTATACGTTACACTAATTATTTCGCCCACTGCAGGTGCTGTTGCAAATGTTATAGATCCAGAATAACTAGTAAATCCTTTAGTTGTTGATGTTTTTACAATTAATGCAAAATCGTCTTTTAATACGTCCTGGCCGCCAACTGTGACTACTGGCGTGTTAGTTTTAACATCGGGACTGAACTTTAAAGGAAACTGTGATCTAGATCCTGTTCCAACTAACACTGAGTTAGTTGTGTTATCTTCTGTTATCTCTAAATCAACTATGCTGTAAGTTTTAGACAGACGATCAAATCTCATTCCAATTTTAGTTGAACGTACTACTTCACTTTCAATAATCGCCACTGCTGAGGCTGCAATTCCAGATTCACTTAATCCACCGTCTAATCGAATAGTTGGAGCTTTTAAATATCCAGTTCCGGCATTAACTATTAAAATTCTGTTAACTCTTCCTGACGACACATAAGCAAATGCTTCAGCACCGCTACCAAAGCCGCCTTCAAATATTACCCTAGGATTAGAAATATAGCCAGATCCGCCGTTGGCGATTTCAATTGAGGAGATTTTAAATCCTACATGGTCAAACCAGTGTTTCCAAGGATATGATAATACTGCACCAGTATTAGCAGTTATATTTCCAGATTCGTCTACAATAACTTTAATTGTTTCTAGTTTTCCAGCAATGACTGCAGTTTGTAAATCAAAATCTGTTACAGAAGATTGAGAATAATCAATGCTATTATATGTACTAACGTACTCTCTTATTTTAGTTCTATAAGGTTTTACTTCGTTAATATAATCTTCAAAATTTTCTAAGTTATCGTTATTATATGTAACTTTTTGTGTCAATGCACCAACATTGTGTTTAGCTTTTACAAAACTGGTTTTCATAATCCAGTCAACAAATGTTTGTTCATGCAAGACATATCGCAAGCTAATAAAGAATAATTTAATATATTCTAAACGAAGATTATCTATAAAGATGCTATTCTTTAATGCTTCTAAAATATAACGCAACTCTACAGATGCAGTGTTATCATACACATCGCCGTCAAATTGCGGGCCATCATAACCTAAAGTACTTGAAATAAAATTATATAGTGTTGATGCAAATTGAATTGTTCCATTTTGTCTGCCAATAACTTTATAATTTACCGTGTAATCAATAGTATCAACATTGGCAATTTTTTCTAATAGCAACCAGCCGCCTGTTCCTACTGACAATACTTTTACTGTCTCGCCTATACTTGCTTCAAGTACTGCAATTTGATATGTTCCACTTACTAGATGATCTATCTTAGTAAATTGATTATACCCGTTTGCATACCAATCAATGTAATTCCAAAACTTGGTTACATCATATGCTTGATTTTTTGTTCTTGTCCAATTAAATTTGTTAGCATTCCATTCATATATGCTCCACTTGTTTAGTGCTTCGGAGTCAGCAGCAACTAATACAGAATATGATCTAATAGCAAATGTAGTATCTTCTAAATAACCTTCACCACTGTTTATAATTTGAACACCTGTAACTTTACCTTGAGTGTTAATTACAGTTTTAACTACGGCATTTTTTCCGCTGCCAGTAACAGAAATGTAAGGTGCATTTTTATAACCTAAACCTTGATTTAAGATTGTTGCGCCGATAATTCTACCGTCAATAATAACCGGAGACAATATTGCTGTTGTTAATCCTGATGTTCCTATAAATCTCAGCTCTGAATCTGTATCTATTTTAGAATCATATAGACCTTTAATTTCAGAAGGAGTTGGTTCTAATGTAAGCAGTGTTGACAAATCAAAGTCATCTGTAATTAAATTAGTTTTAAGAACTCCGTTTGCATGATCTATGATCTGTTTAAGAGCTTCAAACCTGTTAACAAACATTCCCTGACGAGGTCTAGATTCGATACCGTATCTATTTTTAACTGGTAAAAGAATATCCGGCACTACTCTATTGTTAACATCTTTCCCTACTAAGCTATCGACCCATTTATTTTCAAGTTCGTAAGGTATAACAGCAGTATCTGTTTCGCTGATAATTTTCCAATGCGTATGTGCATTGAGTTCTTTATTATTAACTATCCAATATTGTACAGTTAGTACAACATCTCTATCTTTTAATAGTTGTTCAACATTGTATAAACTAAAACTATTGCTACTAGTAAATGCAATAAACTGATACCCTTCAGTTTTAGGATTTGAAATTAAATCAGCAACATCCATTGAGCTAATAACTCTTCCTGCTACATTAGGAATTATAGTTTTATTCTTTACCCAAAAGTAATAGGTATTTTTAAAAGTCTGAGTAATGCTGTCGTATCGACGTTTAATGCTATATGCATTATCTCCGTACTTACTCAAGCCGCTAATTCCTTGTACTAACCCAGCTTCAGTGTCTGCTAGTTTATCCCAAGCACTAGGTAATATTTTAGATTCTACCCATTCGTAAACATCAATACTAGAAGTATCATATAACGAATTCCAATTGGTATTTCTGTAAACTACATCACTACTGTTACTCTCAACAAACTTAGCTCTTGTTAGATCCCACCATAGTTGGCCAACGCTTTCAGCAGTCCAGTCCATCCCTGTATCAACTACTACGTCAGTGTCAGTGCCTTTGATACTATAAACAGCCGGGTCGTAATACGTTTTGTATTTTAATTCTTGATCAGCTACGCCGGGAATCTTTCCCTGAATTGGGTCTACAATATCTAAGTATGTTATTAATTTAGATGTAGTTTTATCATACAAAAATGCTTTTTTAATTTTGTCAACATTAACTTTATTAATTTCAGTATGATCTTGTGTCCAGCTAAATGTGTTTTTCTTTTTAGTGTAACTAAACACTATGCCTGATTGATTTGCCAAATACGAGCTGTTAGGTGCACTGGTGACAACAATATTCTTACCAACGCTAAGTGTTGCAGAATATCCTGCAGCAGTAGAACCGTCATGCTCTAACGATTCTGCATATATGTAATTTTCATTGTATCTATCAAATATGTCAATTCTTCCTGAATTAATAGTAATGTCATTTAATCTTAGTAATCTATTATCAAATGTAGTTGCCGTCTCATCAAATGTAGTTTTTAAGGAACTATCACCGTTAACACTAGATACTACTAGTGTTCGAGAATCATTCATAAATTTAACTTGATGTCCAAATTTTTCGCCTTGTTCTTTGGATATACTAGTAATAACTTGGTGCTCATTAAACACGTTATTAGTATTTTTAAATATAACAACTTTGCCTTGGTCGCCATTGTCTACATCAGCAAGTGTTGTTCCCACCGCAAGATGCGCACCATCTGAAGAAATGTCAACGCTTTCTCCAAATTTTTCACCTACGTTAACAGATGCTAAATTTGCAGACAGTGTATTTGTTAGGTCGTAGCTATCACCGTCATAGTTATAAACAAATACCTTTCCTGTAGACCTTTCTAAATTATCCGATAGTAAAGTCCAGTTAGCTGGATTGAATGCGCCAGGCGGAACAATGTCTAATAGTAAATTATACTTGTAATAGCCAGTGGCATAAAACACAACATCATTTATATCATATTCAAATGAGGTATTGTAAATTCCTTTGTAATTATTGTAATTTAATTGGTCTGCATTTGGGGCGGCCACAACAATGTATGTGCCGTCTGACGATAATGCAATGTCGTGTCCAAACAGATCGCCTTGGAGTATTGTTTCTACATTATCGTTTCTAGTAAATTCAGAATATAATGTTGTTGCATCCGATGTAATTTGTTTAGGAAAATATCCTAAAATATTTTTATCAGAAATGACTTCCCAGTCTGAACTACCAAATGCACCAGGTGCCTGTGTGCCAACTGCCTTGTAAAGTTCGTAATTATAAAATACAATATCATTTGCGTAATACTGAATTAACGAGTTAAAAATTCCTCGATAATTTCTATCATAGTCCATGCGCCACTCAGTAGCAGTATCAACAATAGTATATCTATAAAGATAAACTCTACCCTGATTAGAATTGTAACCAGGACTAGAAATAGCCATTATATATTCGCTACCAGATTTTGCTATTTCAACAACTGAACCAAATTGCTCATTACTGACAGGTTCGGGACTTACAAAAAATGCAACAGGACTGTACTGTAATGTATCATCTCTTTCGTATAAACATATCATACCTTGAGAAGACGGGCCAGTAGTGCCAATTGTTGTAGCAGATATTAAATTAGCTGGTTGCCAATCTAAACTAAATTGATCAATTGTTGAGTCAGACGACACTGCATCCCTAACTGCTTGCCAATGTGTATTATTAATCTTTACAATACTGTTGATAGCATAAGTTGTACTAGGAACAAAATCACCTTCGTACAGTGTTTTAACACCTGAGGCCATCGGAGCACTAATTGCTAACCATCTTTCGTCTGCAGAGAATGATAAGCATGCACCAAAGCTATCATTTAAGTCAGTGGCTAATCCGGTTGGTGCAGAAATTTCTTGTCTAAAACCCCAAACAGATTCTGCTGCTTCTTTTAGATATATGCCGACTGTATCTGCTGATGTTTTCACAGCTAGTGTTTTACCGGTATTTGCCACAGCAACAGCTTTTCCAAAATTCTGATTAGCAGTCGGTAACAACTGTGTAACCACAGTTGAGTTGTATACCGGAGAATTTTTCCATATAGCCCATTTGCCTTGACCATTGTTGTCAGTCCAAATTAACTCATTTACCTTTAGGTCTGTAGTAATAACATTATTTGCATTGTCAATAGAATCTAATCGAACTGGTGTAAATTTAAATGTTAAAATTTGACTGCTATCTTCAAATGCACTCCATTGTAATTTTGGAATAGTTATATTAATATCAGCTAGACGTACACTAGAAATTGTATGGAATCCTTGAATATTTGCAGCATTAACTATTCCAATAATACTGCCAGCAATTAGATCTGCATCAGGAATTCTGTCAAAGTTAATTGTTAGTTTACCAGACGTAGTATTATAATCAACTGAATGCACCTTTGCAGTAGTTCTACTAAATCGATAAACATTCCATGAACGACCTTCGAACGCTGTCCACACATAGTCGCCGTCTTTAAATGTAAGAATATCTTTTGTTGTTATTTCAGAAAGAACATCAACATGTTCTAATACATCAGAATACCTTACATAACCAGGAGTTCTTAAAAAACTATTGTTATTAGCAACAACAGGCCATGGACTGTTATTATAGTCTGCAGGTTTAATATAAACATCTGATGGCGATTGTCTGATTACAAAATCTACAATAGATTGATCAACAGTTTGTACTAACTCATAAGGTTGCGGATTAACTTTAAATTTAGTTTGATCTAAAATAATTTCAATTTCTTCAAAAGAATCACTTGCACCATACTCGCCTACTCGCAATGCCCATTCTTCATTAAATGTTAAACTTTCTTGATTGTCTGCACTTAGTACATCGAATAATTTGTTAAGTACGTTTTGTGTGCCTTTTTCTTGAATCATTCCTTGATAAAATTTATATTCACTAACTTCATCTTTAATAATATTTTCAAGATACTGACGCTTTTGATATCCGATCAAATGTTGTGCAAATTTTTGTTGCTGCACGTCAAAGTTATCAGTATCTAAATCGTAAAAGTCTCTAAACTGTTCTGTTTTATAATCTAAATTAGGAAGCAGTTTAGATGTAGGTTTTTCTTTTAGCATTATCCAGTCTTCTGCTTTAAAGACATCTATGCCAGGAAGGAATGACTTTGCTGAGTAGTAAAACTCTTTATGTTTTACAACATCGCCTAGTGCATAATCCGTCCACGCAGACCATTGACTAACCGTAGCGGCATCAAACACAAATCCTGGAATATCAAATCCCCCGTTCCAGTTTTGTGTGATAAATCCAGCAATTTTAATTCGTTCTTGTCTATAGCCTGTTTCGGGATCATATATTGTATCGTTGAACAATGTTGAATTATCGATCACAACAACGTGTTCTTTTTGTATTAGATAAAACGTTGCACCGTAAATACCGTGATTTGTATTTTTAGATCTAACACTAAACAAAGAATCTTCTCTAGCAATACTAGTAAATTCCGGTTCTAATTTTTGACCGTCTTCTCTAAATAAATTGTAGCCATAAAATAAATCTTTTATGTCGTTAACTGTGGCTAGATTAAGTGCTAAAGAAAGAGAATACGCACTGGGGCTCAGTGCAATTATTGAACCTAGTTTCCAATTTTGTGTAGTCCAGAATAAAAACTCATTAATAGTAGTTTCCCAATTGTATACTACACCCTGTGTATTGTTAAAGTCCTCAAAGGTAAATCCTTGATCTTTAAGATACTCACCGTACCCTTGTATAAACTCAACAACTTCTTGCGCAGTTGCTAGTGTTTTTCCGTAAGGTAATGTCAAAACATTTCGACGATTCCACCCTTTTCTTAACTCAACAGTACGGCCGCCAGTAACTGGAAGCTCTGGTAACTTAGCAAATTTATTAACATCAAAAGAATTTATAGATGTATGAGAAACAGTTGTTCGGAAATATTGATTTAAATTTTTGACTATAGATCCTACTACATAATTTTTATTAGGTTGCCATAGAGTAAAAGAATCACTAACTCCACCAACTGTGATAACTCTATCAGTTAGTTGATAGTCATAGTAATTAAAATACGGCTCATCTAGATTGTAGCCTTTAATCTCAAACCCAATATCTACCTTTGTTATTAATAGTCCACTATAAGATAATTTTTTAATAGGAGATGAGGTGTTTAAAACTATGTTGTAATTTTCTTCTGGGACATATACACTCCCGGCTGCTGTGGGAGATTTTGAATCTAACAATAATTTAAATTTAGCCTTTGAAGTAAATCCACCGAGACGATTGATTAAATTATTAGTTAAAGAAGTTAAATCAGTTTGATACTCGTCATGTAATGTTGTAGTATCTGTAGTAAGGAAATCAATAATGTAATTAACTAACCCGCTAGTAAAAATTCTAGCTGTACTTGAAGAGTTAGAAGGCAATACAATATCAGATAATTTTAATCTTAAATTTGTATCTTTATAAACAGTCTGATTATTGTTATTTTTTATAATTCGACTTCTATCAAAACAAGTTCCTAATATTTTATTAGGAGACATTAATAATAAAGTTTTAATAACTGCAAACGGATAAAGACTAGAACGTCTCCACGCAGCTTCAACTGGTCCAGAGTCGCCAAATACAAAATCTTTTTTAACGTCTGATCCAATTAATCCCCTTGCTAGATTAGCTTCGAGCGGACTTAATAATTTTCCGTCTCCGTCTACAGGCACAAAAGTTTTTAAGAAAGGTCTAACAAACTTAGTATTTCTAACTATAGGTTTTCCGGGTTCTCTAATAATGCCGTCTGCTAGGTCTTCCCATAATAGTAAGTTATCACTAGTGTACGGTGCTGTGCCGTAGACGGTTTCCCACCAAGTTGGTTTAATAGTGTACCCGAGCATTTCCCAAGGAGTAATATGTGGGCGGTCTGTATCTAACAACCATGTGTATACGCCTCTCCAGTATCCGGGCACTTCTGTACCGTCCGGAGCTTGTTGTCCAATATAGTTGTAAGTAAAATAATTTGTACTGTCAAAATTTATACCTTTTGTATAATCTTGAGTCAGCTGATTTGCCCAATAAAAGAATGATGAAGATAGTATCTTATCAAACTCTTGTTTAGAGTAATCTGTTGTTCTGTTATTTCCAGGAATGTGATCAAAAATATCAAATACATTAGAAGTATAGTTAATTTTGATATTGTTAAAAATACGTTTTTCAAGTTCTAATAATAACTCGTCTCGATAATCACCGTAGGCAACAACGATGCTGCCATCGTGGCCTTGAATTACATTAGTTGGCTCAATAAATGTGTCATCTAAATACATCGTAGGAGGAAACTTGGGCCATAGTCCTAATTTAGTAGGTGTAGACGGAATAAAACATCCGTCAGTTGACTCATATTCGTATACTTCAATTAAGTCGCCCACACTCAATGTTGCTGATATATCAACAAATCCCTCTTGATTGAATGTGTAATCAATGCCGTGTGATAACTGAATACCGTTAAGATATACATTAACTGATTTATTGCTTAACGTGCTCATATCGAACACGTTAGTGATAGGATATGTAGAAATCCTTGAATCTAACACTGTATATTCAATTTTATTTGCAGCCTTATATCCTACCATATCTGACAAATAGTAAGGAAATGTAGAAGAATTATTTTGATTAATTAAAGATAATACGTAATCAACGTGTCGCTTAGTATCAGTGTCTATTCCAGAATTTTCTGCTACTTGTAAGAAGTAACGTTTAAATGTTGCGTAATCTTCTCTAGCACTATCAATTGATTTAATTATATTTGCAGTTTGGCCAGTAATATGATATAGACTCATATTCAACGGGCCGCTATGTTGAACAAACTTTGTACCGTATTGAGAAATTGGTCCTACATCTCTTAAATTACTTTGCCCGGGAAATGCTCCTGAAAAAGAATTTAGATTATCAATGATTGAATCAACATGATCAATAACTTGGCCTAATGTAAAAGAATCAATATCATTGTTTAAAGGATTGTTTTGTAAGTTAACAGGAATTTCATAATAGCCGTTATTGTTTTTTTCTTGTTTAGAAAAACACTTTAGTGTTACTACATCAGTTAGTAACACATCAATAGTTAAGACAACCATCTTATATGTCAAAGTAGTAACAACATTAAATTTAGATTTTTCTAATCGTTTACCGTTAATGTAAACACGAACTTCCAAGTCGTCTAGTAACAATACGTTATCATACACGTCTATTGGAAAATTGTTAACTAGATTAGAATTTTTATAGATTCTAACAATAGGTTGGTAGTACGCACTGTTGTTTGTTATCCAACCGTTAGTGTACGATATAAAATTATACCCTTGACTCTTTTTTAAGAACCCGGTATTTGTTGTTTTTGTTAAGACATTTTCTAAATTCTTGTACGAGAAAGAATCTTTTAATAAGTTAAATTCAAAAACTATATCACCAATGTTGCTGATATTTTTATACGACAATGCAAACCCTAACTCAGCATCTGCAGTGCTAGTTCCTCTTTTGTAGGAGAAGATCTTGTTACCAGTAAAGGTAGATCCGTCGTAAGTACCTGTATTAGAAAAACTTATATTGTTATCATCAAACAGATCAAACAACGGGTCTTGATTAACACTAGTTTTAGACTGAGCAGCTTTCCAAGAATTTGCAGCCTCGTCAAACCAGAACATTGACCCTTGATTAGCTACTCCAAAGTTTACTAAAATCACTTCGCCATCAACTGGCAAGCTATCTGTTTCTTCAACTAATGTAAGCTGGCGACGGGTACCGTCACCTATTTGAACTGTTATAAATTTAGTTCTAAATATTCTATTCTTAACAAGTAAATCTGTATCAGCAGTAAACAATATACGCATACCGTTTACTAGTTGAACTCCGTCTATATTATAGCCAAGGCTACCTTCTATAGTTGAAAATACATCAGATGTAAATGTATCTATTAAATCAACATTAGCTTTAGCCTGTACCCCAAAGTTATGTAATTTAATACCTGCATTAAATTCAATAATAGGTCTTTTTGCTCGTGCTGTTTGATCAAGGCTAGGTATTTTATTATTAAATGCTGCGGAAGTTTTTATAACATCTGCGTGAACCCATCTGTTATATCTACTCCACGGATTTTTATCATTACTAGCTCGGGCTATTGTAATATAATCTTTTTTAGTTGAGTAAGACAATGCATCACTAAACGGTAAATTATCAAAAGGTGTGTCATCAAATAATACCGCAACTTCTGACGAATACGGACTAATAACCACTAGGTCATCTTTGTTTATAAGTTGAATAGACGATCCAACTCCTTCTACGTACCACTCGCCTGCCCCATAAACAGTCGGCGTTACTTGGCCAGTAAAAGACACTTTCATCCCGTTACTTAATGCAGTACCGTCTGGCAGCACATAGGATCTTTTTCCTATAACATCAGCATTAATATCTAAAAAAGTATTTTCTGTTATGTCTAAAATTTGAATCACGCCGCCGGTGTTTACATCATTTTCGCTTACATAATATAGAACATCTGGGGTATCTTCAGTTACAACAAAAGTGATATTTCCTGATTCAACGGCCGATCCGGCAACATTATCAGTGTAACGATCTACGCTACCGGTTATTCTAGTTGTCTTGATACTAATAGGATGTCCAGGGGTTGTTATATCAAATACGTAAGTTTGTCCCCTAAATAACGTTAATGTTGGGTTTCTAGTTAATCCGTCTGGATTGAGCAATAATGCTGTATTGTCGCCTTCGTCAACTGTGGTAATAGTATAAGTTGTTTCAATAGCTAACTGTTGTCCGGGAATATTGATTGTATCAGGGCCGTAAGGTAACCAATAGTACTGTTGGAAGTTTACAAATTTATCCCAGTCAATCTGTGGATTCCAAGAATAGAATTCTTGTTTATTAAGTCTTTCTTCGTTGTTAGTTATACCGCCAAGTGTTTTAATTTGATTAGTATAGTCGATATAATCTTTTAGAAAAGTAACATTACCAAGATAGTCTTTAATTATAGCTGCAGGTTCTAATTGATAAGACTGTCTGTCAGCGTCGGTGGCTTCTAAGAAAATATCTGGTCCAACTGACGCCTTAGCATTTTGTCTACCTATGTAACCGTTAATCTTTTTAACTGTGCCAGACTGTGTTAATTGGTCAACTGTTGCTTGTAAGAATTTTTTATTAGAATCAGTTCTATAAAATCTAGGTAATAATCGTGCAGATTCTCTACTAGATTTGCCAGTAGGAACCCCATATTCGTTTTGATTATTATCGTATGCCATTAATTACTCCCTGTACTAGATACATTCTGCTGTGCTAATATTACGGATTCTGCTGCAATGTTGCCTAAACTCTTAATGTTGCTTGATGATATGTTTGAAATAATTTCTATGTTATCCACAGTACAACCGCTAATAAAAATTTGATCTTTTTCTGCTGCAATCTCGTATAAGCTACCAAAAGATAAGTTAGCTTGAGTTGGGACTATAATAAAATTTACAATGTATGGTGACACGCTATTCATTACATACGCAGCTAACTCTGAGAAATAAAATTTATCTCCAAACTCCCAATTTTCTAAACTGAAGAATTCGTTAATTGCAATTAATACTCGTGTTTTAGTATCATTGTCACTGACAACTTGCTCAGAGTTTTTAACTACTTTAAAAGTTGCTCTAACATCGGCACTAGCTGTTGTCCCAAATAACACTTTATATTTTACCGGGTGATATATAACCTCATCACTTATTGATTTAATTTTATTAAGTTCCGGTGATAACAAATTATATAAATTGTCACTGCTAGGCGGTAGTGGCTCAGTAGAAAGTGTGCCGTCTAACCATTGACGGTATTTTGTGTCATATTCTTTAGTTAAAACAAATACATCAATTAAATTAGTTAGACCCGGATCAATTCGAGTCTCGTAATCTGCATTATGGATATATTGAAATTTAATGCCATCTCTACCAACATAGACTTTATAATTTAAACTAGGTACCAATATTGCATTTGTTAAATTTAATCTTTTAACAACATTAGTATTAACAAAATAAAAATATTGTCCGTCAGTATAATTTAAGAAAGATCCTACTAACGATTCTGACTGTAAAATTTTTACAATTTCTGTATCGTTATTAATATATCGATAGTCTTCTTGATTTTGACTTACTGTATACTTTTCTAATACAATATATTTGTCTTTTACATCAGCGGTTTCATTAGCTGGATCAACTATTAAATCAAATAGATCTGGATTATCAATAACTCCGTCATCGTCTGTATCGCTAAATGTTATTTGAATTTTTTTAGTGTCAATATACCCGTCAAGGCCTTTAAATTCTTCAGATATTTCCCAATCTAAATCATAGGTAAAAGGCGTTAGTACAAAAGGTTTATTGTTTATACTTAAAATTTTAATTTTGTCTTTTACAACAGTGTTGGATCTAGTGTCATAGATTTTGTCAGACGAATCAAAATAAAATCTAATCTGTGCATCACTTTCAAAAATGTATCTAAGTTCTCTACTAGTAACAGTATAAAACTCGCTGTCGGTTGTGAATAGTAATAACCAACTTTGATCTTGTTTTTGATTTGTCTTATCGCCTTGCTTGCCTAAACTAAATGCATCAACTATATTCAAATTAGATTCAAAAATGATTACCCATTGTTTAGTAACATTGTTATATCGTAATCCGAAAGGTTTGTTTGAAAATATAAGATCAACCATAGTTGCTACTGTAGAGTCACTTATTGTATTTCTATATATAGGAATAATTTGAGTTACTAACGCACCGTCAGGAATTTTTTCGTTTACAATAATTGGGCCGTTGCCAGAATCTAAAACACCGGTGCCGTTACTTGTGCCATCACCGGATACAGATACTATTTTTGCCCAAATAACTGTAGTTGATCCGATCACTGACGGGATACCATATGTTAATCTGTTAGAGTTATTTTGATCAAAGTATTGCCCAAGTGGTGCAGTAAATTTAATTAAAGACCCTGATTCGACATATTTTAAATCAGTGCTAGTAGTACTGCCCACTTTGTAAGGGAGAGTAGGCTCGCCAATATACCCAGTTGATTGATTACTGTCAGTGGTAATTTCTTGCCATGTAATTCCTAAAGGAGCAGTATCAATTTTACTAAAATTAGAATAATAAAAATTTCTAAGAGAATCTTTTTCCAACAGTGCATATATTTCATTATAGATAACTGCTTGGATGTCAGTTCTTGTTGCATAAGAAAATCTAAAACTATTGTTAAATTCTTCTTTGTATATTACACCGTCGTCTGAAAATAAATTTGTTTTAGAATATTTTCCTGTTGGGTCAACTAGATCAAAATATCTACTTATACCGCTTGAACTACGATTAACTGCCTTGACCTTAACTATAGTTTGATTAACACTTAAGGGATTAATATTGTAATCCTCGCCGGTGATCATTCTATTTTGAGTATAGTAGGTAGCGGGAGCGTTATTTTTAATTGAATCGTTTGTTTCTGCAGGAGATGAGTTTGATACAGAAGTCTGTAGTGCTAGGGTAACTGTTAACACTTCTGCTTGTCCCACATTACTAACGTAAGGAATTTCAACAGCAATATTTCTAATATCTCTAGGATTGATTGTATAGCTTAATCCATTACTAACTCTATAGTAAACTCTAAATTGTCCTTCAGGTAAGTTTCCAAATGTACCGTCACTAAATGCTAGACTTACTCTATCTCCTGTACGAGTAACAACACTATAGAAGTTTTTAATTTGTTTGTTTAAACTATTGTAAATTACATTGTTTCCTTCTACGCTAGAAACTTGTGCCCAAAGCTCACTTTCTAATCCGTTGTTATCTACACGATATAACCAGAGGTCGCTGTTGTTAATATTAACTGCATCTAAATCAACTATCTCATTAGTACTAGGCTGAGATACTGTAAATGTTCCTTGATTCAAAGAACCTTGTTTAAAATTTAAGAAAAATCCGTTACTTCCGCTGCCTGCGCCCTTGCCGTCATTGCGGTATATAAATGATAACTTGTTACCTACTGCAGGGGGTTCTTCATAAATTTCATCTTTACCGGTAAAGGTAGTTGATGTAACTTCAAAATTAATATTTCTTCCGTCTATTAATTTTGAAAAAGAATAAACAGGAACATTTAAATTTGATGCTTGAAAACGATATTGTTCAGTAGGAAGACCATAAATTATACCTTTATCGTCAGGATTTCCAAACTGTCCCGTTGTTGCTAATGCTGAATTAATAACATTTATAAATTGATCGTACCAGTTGGTATTAGTAGTACTGTTCCACTGAATAACTTGTCCAGAGAGATTCTTCCCGTTACTGTCTAATACATTTTGTGTTGTAACTACGCTTTGAAATTTTAATAATCCACTAGCAGCAATGTTGCGTTTTGCATTATAGCTTAACAGTCTTGCTAGACGTAGTACACTTTCTCGGCGTTCTGCTAATTCTAAAAAGTTTTCACGTGCATTTAAGTCAATTCTAAAGCTAATGCTTTGTCCTAAAAATGCAATTAAATCAATGAGCGCAAGATATTCGCTACTTTCAATATAGTCGTTATAATCTTCTGGGTAATTTTCTCTAATGTAGCTGATCATTACACGACGTAAATTTTCAAAATCATAGCTTTGAAAATCTGCATTGCGGAAACTTTGATAGATTCGTTTCCAGTCCTCTGCTACTAGTAGTCTATTTTGTCTATCTGTTGCTGACATATCTGCATCCTATATCAGATATTTATTGGAATTAATAATCTGGGTGTTTAATTAATTAGACCGTTATTTTGATCAAATGCCAGTTGTATAGATTCAGAAATATTGTAAGGAAGATAAGTCAACACACATTCAATTTGTATGCCGCTTTCGTAGCTAGTAACAATAACTTGATCTGCCCGTACTCGAGGATCGTAATTGATAATGTTTTCAACATCTTTAACAATTAGTTCTTTTATATTTTCAGTTAACGGTTCAAACAGTGTATCCCAAATAATAGTACCAAACTCTGGCTGTAGTAATCGTTCCCCTTGACGTATATGAAAATGATTTATAATGTCTTGTTTGATCAATGGCAGGTCATAAAGAGAAAACCCTTCACTAGTAGTATTGACTGTGCTAAATCCTCTGTAGGTTCTAGTAGACGGTAACTCTTGAGCATTTTTAGGCCCAGGGACTGTTAGAGTTTCGTATAATGTGTTAGTAATTGCCATAATTTATTGCTCCTTAGGTACCTTTAATTTTTGCAAAAGTATCGGTTGTTGTTGAGTATTCTTTCCACGATGTAGGTACTTCTATATCGCTGCCTGCTTCTCTGTCTGTTTTTTCTGCTTTAAAACTAATAGGGTCTAAATTTTCGTGGTGTGGCCACGGCTCGTGCGTTGGTATGCGCAACATGATACTAGTAATTCCGTTTTCTGTATCGATAGGATTAACAAACGTTGATAATGCTTCCGGGGGTGTGGCAGTAGTTGCTTTTGCTGCTGATTCTGCACTTGGCCCATTCATATGAATTATTGACGCTTCTTCAAAGTGATTGCCACCGGAGTTTATGTTTGTATTTCCGCCCGTTGTAAAATTATTATTTCCACTTGATTTTAAGTTAAAGTCTCCATCAGAGAACAACTTAGAAGTTCCGGATGTGTTTATATCCAAATCGCCTTTAGTTGTAATTAACTGATTGCCAGTAACTACTATGTTCTGATTACCTGCTACAGATATAGTCCTATCACCGTCAACTATTAAATTAAAGTTTTCACCTACTTCTTGCTGAAATCTGTTTGCAACTTTTAAATTAAAATTGCGCCCAACTTCAATGTTAAAATCTCTATCAGCATAAAAATTAAAATCTTGTTTAGTGCGCACACTGATACTATCTTCAGCAAAAATATCTATCTTACCATCGCTTGACAATTCTATCCATGCTGTTCCACGGGCATTGCCAATGTAGATTAAATCTTCGCTATTATGTAAAAGAATTTGATGACCTGTTCTAGTGCGTATTCTTACCAATTCGTTGTGTGGAATAGTTTTATCACCCGATGGCACTTCTCCTTCGGTCAACGCTTCTAAAGCTTCGTATTCTGGAGGACCTTCACTAGGTGATGTTAGCCTAATAAATTTGTCATCACCGTCATCCATTACAAACGTAGTGCCGCCAAGTCTACTAACAAATGCACTAGTTGTTTCAGACTCTGCTTTACCTACATTTCCTTGTTTGGCGTTTTCTTGTTTATCTACCGGTCCAGGTGTAGATATACCAAATACTGCGCTCGGCCATTCTCTTCTTGCGCTACTAGTAGTAATGCCTCTAATGTCATCTTCAATTAATCCTTGATTAGTTAACACTGTTTTTAGAGGATGTATCGGTTTATAAATTTGTTCAGGGTCACTGATTGCAATATCGTTTGCATTTCTATTAAATTCTGCGGTTGGGGATCTACCAGATTCTTCGTTTGAATCTGTGGCAGCTAGTCCCGGAACCATAAAATTCATGAACTCGTCTTGTACACACCCCATCCAATAACCTTTAGTTGTGTCTCCCTCTACAAAAATAACCATGACAATTCCGCCTACATCGGGAGGGATAAACCACATTCCGTAACTCTTTTGACTGTCGTTATAGGTATTTTCGTTTCCTAGAAATTCTGCACTAGTTACTCCGTAAAACGGATTTAAGTATTTGACCTGAAACACTTGTCCTGATGCTTTACTGTCACTTCCTGATTTTCCTAGCAACTCAACTTCTAAACTTCCCATATATTTGGAATCTAGATGACTGACAATTTTAGCAAGGAATGGTCCAGGATTTGATAAAAATCCTTCTTCTGCTGATCTACGTTGTTCTACTGACATGTTATGCTCCCGCTGCTATAGCTTGCGCAGCTGTCAGGTTTCCAGGAGACTGAAAAGAAGATAAGCTAGTTGACTCACCTTCAACTTCTTGTAATAGACGTCTATTCATCTTGATCGTTTGTATAAATTTTCCATTACTAAATTTAGAGTCTATTTCAAGAACTTGATATAGTCCACTAAAATCTTTAACTAACTCTGTTGGACCAAAGCTCATAGTGCCTGCTTGTTGGTCGACATCTAATGGTGTTCTAAAATTAACAATTACATCAACCTCACCGTTTTGATAATTCATAGATCCGTCACCATTTAAATTAATAAGATCAGTAATAGGAGCAGTATAATTACCAACACCGCTATCTGTTATATAATAAGGATCGCCAAGAATAGTCATGTTTAGTTCTATCATGTCTGCACCATTAGTCATGGCATCATGAAACTGTCGAGCAACTCGTACTGCTTGTGTCTCTACGCCTCCGCCGCCTCCACCATCGGTTCTATTTTTTATTGTCATTGGTCTATTTTTAGTTCCCGCAGATCCAGTTGCAGGAACCGCGGTTCCATATATTTCAGCTTGCTGGGCTTCAAATCGTGCATTTTCCGAAGCTGCTACTGTTGACTCTTCGTCTATATCTCCACTAGTATTTTCTTTTGTTTTCTCGCTTTCGGTATTAACGTAATTATCAGCTGCAAATGATTGATAGAAGCCAGCCTGGAATGTTATGTCAAAGTCTAAAATATCTAAATTTTTACCTGTGTAGATATAATTGTACTCTTTAATAGCTTCTTCTTTAAGCGCAGCATATCCTTTAGGTTTACTATTTGCTTTTGTTATTCTACTAGAATGTGCCAAATAAGGTATAATTCTAAAAACAACTAATCTTGGTTTGTCGCCTGTTTTTTTAAGATTAGCTTCGGAGTCAATATTATAAACTTGAGTTTCAATCTTAAACCAAGGTATCATACCTCGCTTATCAACTTGGCTAGGAGACAATGCTTGTCTGCAATAGTCGCTTTGTAATATTACTTGGTTAATTGCATTGGTAATATTAGAGCCTTGGGCAAATCTAAAATCACTTTTACTAGGGTCAACTGTTAGGTCACCCCTTTTCCATATTCCAGTAGCTTCGTCATAAACTACATTGTCTTTACCAAACGGAGTATCACCTTTTCGTTCGTAACTAAATCCCATTTTAGCGGCGCCTATGGCATTTAAGTCATCTGTTTTTTGTTCAAATCCTTTATCTGGACTACTTTTAGAAACTTTTAAACGAGTTTCAATTGTAGAATTAGATGCGGCTGCTGGACTAGTAGTTGCGGTTTTGTTAGATGCGCTGTCACCTGTGACATTTCCAGTTGCTATATCCGAAGGGAACAAGATTAATATCTCGTCCGGAACAGCCACGCTACCTTGTTTAACTTCACTTTTTAGTCTATCATTAACAACTTTTTGTAAACTTTTTTCACCTGTTTGTAACATTTCTTGTACAGAAGATCCTGAAATATTAACTGGAGTTTTTAATGTAGTGTACACTTCACTAAAGGCTTGTTCATTCCACGGATATGCTCCGATGGTGTACATACTACCTTTTCCAGTTACTCGCATTGATACTTCTAAAATTTTGATAGGAATATATTTTTTAGATCCGGGTATTACATAGTCTTTACCGTTGACATCCCATCCTTTAAATTCAATAGTTAACAAGTAAGGTGCAGTTAAGTATGTCTGTTCATTGCCCGTACTCTTGGCTGCAATTTGCATGGCTTCCATAAACCCGCCCATACTATAGGGTTCAGTAACCATAAAATTTAATCCAGTTGCATTAGTATTGCCGGTGGCTTTGTCCATTCCTACTGTGCTGTTTATAGTTAAATCGTCTAAGAAAAAATCAAATTTGCCGCTGGGGTTTCCGGGCATGCCGTAGGGTGTAGCAACTCTATCATTAGGGTTAAGACTAGCACTTTTTAAAATAGTAACTCCTGTTTTACCTTGTCTATAAGTTTCGTCAGGAAAGTTAACTTGGTAGTCAGTTAATACACTTAATGAGAAAATACAATTATATGCAGTATAATAGTTTAACGGATTTCCAAAAGGTGGTTTAAGATTAGTTGAAATCTTTGTTTGATTTGCAGTATTAAACGCTTGGATGTTTTTTAAATCAGTTAGCTGTACTAATCTACTAACATCTTGTACAGCATTAGATACTTTACCCACTGCTTGAGTAATTTCTTGTCCTGCTATTTTATTAATTGCTCCGGAGACAGCACTAACTGCACTAGTAGATAAATTTTTAGCTAGACTAGTATCAGATATAACTTTTTTGGCGCTGTTAATTGCGTTCGTTGCTTGATCTAGAAGACCCATTTTATATTCCTAATACTTGTTTAAGACTACTGGCTTTAGGTATATAGATTTGCTTACCGGGAACAAAATCAAAAATAGGATCTTGTATGACATCTAAATTTCTTTGAATAAAAACCCACCACAATTTAGATTCTTTGTACAAATCGTATGCTAATAGATCCGGTCTATATGTATATTGAGGTTCTATTGTATAAAGGTAATCATCAGACTCGGCACTGACCGGTCTAATAGAAAGCACATCAAGATAATTTTGAACTACTCGTGTAGTATGCCAAGGGCTTGTACTAGTGTATATTGCCATTATAGATATCCTACTCCAGAGTTTACGTATTCGCCTTTAACAAATTTTTGTAAACTAAATTGTCTTATGCTTTCTCTACTGTAAATTGGAGTTACAGTAATACTAATATCACTTTTAACTGGCACATAAGATGCAGCGCCGTTACCTCCTCCTGCAAGGCCTGAAGAATTTAAAAATTGTTTGCCCATATTAATAGCATCTCCAATATTACCTGCAACCTTTGCTGCCTTTGCCAGGCCTGACGAGAATGGAGCAACTAGGCCTGCTATTTTTCCTGCATCAGTTAGTATGCTTGTTAGGTCAGTACTGGCGCCGCCAGCGGCTGCTACTCCTACATTTGTGCCAATGTAATCTACGTTATTTGGTAATTCAATACTAAAACTATTAACGACTACAGGAACATTTTTAAAAACATAATCTCCGTATCCACTTAGTCTTAAAATTATAGGCGGATTACCTGCAGGATTATCTGTGCCAGTAAACATCTTAGTAACTGACCTTAAAAAGTGTACCACTCCTAACCAGTAGGCAGCATCGTATTGTGTTTCTACATTAAATGATCCTCTGATAACTATTTGTGAAGGTGTAGAACTATCGTACGATGTAAAGCCATAGTTTTGATGTGTAATCGGTGTTGTTTGCCAACCTGCAGATCCTGCCATTGTTATAGTCGGTGTAAAAGGAAATATTAGGCCTCCTGTTTTTATTAACGGAGCAAGAGCAGGACTTTCATCAAAGAATGTACCAGTTGGCATAGCTAGTCGGACTCTCCAATCAGGTGCTGCTCCTCCCCATTGTGCAGATGAGTTAGTAACCTTGCCAGATCCTTCACCGCCCGGTGGTAATGATATCGATCGGATTACGGAGATCAGTCCAAAGGGATTAGATAAATTATTAAGCGTATTACTTAATTTACCGGCCAATCCTGCTGCTCCGCCTAATGCACCAAGGCCTTGTTGTACAGCAGAACCTATTTGTTGCTGGGCACTGGCAACTGCTCCACTAATTTGACTAAAGTTCACTGGCATAATATTTGGCGTTCCTTTTTAAATATTTAGTTGACAAAATTAAGTGTATACTTTATAATGTAGCAAGGACCTTATAATATATGACAAAAGTTAACTACTTAAACAACAAAGACATTTTAGAAGAAATACACAGATCAAAAAATACATTCTGTTCATACACCGATGCAAAATATCATCAATACGATCTTATCTTGCCCAACGTTGATAAAATCAATATTCGTACTATAGCAGAAGCTAAACGGGCACAAGCTAAACGTCAAGGAGATGCAGAATACCAAAGACGTAAAGCACTAGGGGAAAAAGTCAAGCAAGCGGATACAGAAGTTGACTATAAAAAGATTCAAAAAACTGATGTAGTGTTCCGTATTATGACGTTTGATCATATTCCACTAAACAGTACACGTAAGAAAAATCCAAAAAGTCTAGCGGATCATAGAGATAAAGTTAACTTTCCCCCGTTCCAGCATTGGAAGTTTGACGAGAATGATATCTTAGTTTGTGTTGGAAAGTCGCATTGGAAGGGCGACTTAGAAAAAGGCAAGTTTGATAAAGATTACGGGCAGATTACGCCTACGTTAGCCCGGATGTTTTTAAAATTATGTGAGCGTTATGCTACCCGTGGTAATGTTCGTGGTTATACGTACAATGACGAAATGCGTGGGCAGGCTATTCTACAGTTAACACAAATTGGTCTGCAGTTTGATGAATCAAAATCAAACAATCCGTTTGCTTATTATACTGCTGCCGTTACTAATAGTTTTGTTAGAGTAATTAATGTAGAAAAACGTAATCAAATGATTCGAGACGATCTACTTGAAATTAACGGAATGAATCCAAGTTACACTAGAATGGGTGAGGGAGAGCATGCCGCCGCTGTCAAAAGATTTGACGAAACTACTGATTGACCTGTAGCGGTAAAACAACTATAATAGTCTAACGGAGATAATATATTGAGTAATCTTTTTAAACGAGTGGCTTGCTTTACGGACATACACTTTGGATTAAAGTCTAACAGTCAAGTACACAATCAAGATTGTGAAGACTTTGTCGATTGGTATATTGCCAAAGCTAAAGAGAACGGATGTGATACAGGAATCTTTATGGGAGACTGGCATCACAATCGTAACAGTCTTAACATTACCACTATGGATTATAGTCTCAGGGCTTTAGAAAAACTCGGAGCTGCTTTTGATCAGTTTTTCTTTTTTCCAGGGAATCACGATCTTTATTATAAAGACAAGCGAGATATCCACTCAGTAGAGTTTGGCAAATACATTCCTGGCATTACTGTGGTACATAAACCTATGACCGTTGGTGATGTTACCTTGTGCCCGTGGCTTGTGGGCGACGAATGGCGTACTGTGGGCAAGCAAGGCGGCAAGTATATCTTTGGTCACTTTGAATTGCCTAGCTTCTTTATGAATGCTATGGTACAGATGCCAGATCATGGCGAGATTAGCCTTGACAGCTTTAAAGGTTATGAGATGGGATTCAGTGGACACTTCCACAAACGTCAACAACAGCGCAATATGATCTATATTGGCAATGCATTCCCACATAACTATGCAGATAACTGGGACGATGATCGCGGAATGATGGTACTCGAGTGGGGAGGTGAGCCTGAATATCACACATGGCCTATGCAACCTACATTCCGCACGGTAAAACTAAGCGAACTAATTGACAACGCAGACACAATTATTAAACCTAACCAACATCTACGTGTTAGTTTAGACATTGATATCAGTTATGAAGAAGCTAGTTTTATCAAAGAGAAGTTTATGGCAGACTATGCGATACGTGAACTAACGCTTATTCCAGAAAAGAAAGATATTGAGATTAACACAGATATTGATATTCAAGCATTTGAAAGTGTAGATCAAATTGTCTCCAATCAACTTGTTAATATTGAAAGTGATACTTTCGATAAAAAGATCCTGTTGGAGATTTATAATAGCCTATGATTAAAATTAAAGATTTAACAGTTAAAAACTTTATGAGCGTGGGTAATCAAACCCAGGCTGTGAACTTTTGCAGAGAACAACTAACACTGGTGCTAGGTGAGAACTTAGACCAAGGTGGAGATGACAGCGGATCACGTAATGGTACAGGTAAAACTACCATTGTTAATGCACTGAGCTTTGCATTGTACGGCACTGCTCTTACAAACATTAAGAAAGACAACTTAATTAACAAGATTAACAATAAGAACATGCTGGTTACCTTGACTTTTGACAAGGACGGTAACAATTATAAGATTGAACGTGGGCGCAAACCCGCAATCATGAAGTTCTATGTTAACAATCAAGAGCAGAGCGCAGAGACAACTGATGATAGTCAGGGTGACATGCGCGAAACGCAAAAGGATATTGACGAGTTGTTAGGTATGAGCCATGACATGTTTAAACACATTGTTGCTCTTAACACCTATACAGAACCGTTTCTCAGCTTAAAAGCCAATGAACAACGTGAGATCATTGAGCAGTTGTTAGGTATTACTCTGTTATCAGAGAAAGCAGACACGCTTAAAGAACAGATTAGACTAACAAAAGAAAATATCTTTCAAGAATCTGCAGATATTGAAGCTGCTAAGAAGTCTAACGATAAAATTCAGATTAGTATTACAGGTTTAGAAACTAGACAGTCAGCTTGGTATGCGCAACAGAAAACAGACTGTGTAAGGATTGCAGATTCAATTACGGAACTACAGAGTGTTGACATTGAACGAGAGTTAACACAACATGCCAAGTTAAAACAGTACGAAGAGCATGCTGCCAAGATTAAAAGTCTTAACAAAGAAAAGTCAACACTTGAAACTGCTGTAATACAAGCAGATAAAAGTGTAACCAAGTACACAAAAGAACTAGAACAGTTAAAGAACAAGACTTGTCCTGCGTGTGAGCAAGGTTTACATACACACAAGCACGAAGAAATGTCTGCAACTGCTGAGAAAAATCTAGCAGATGCTATGATTTATCTACAAGGTGTTAGCGACAGCTATGCCAGTGTCATGCAAGAGTTAGAAACTATTGGTGACATCAATGGAAGACCGCAAACTTATTATGACACTGTTGAAGAAGCACTCAAACATCAGAACAATCTTGCCAGTTTAGAAACTGCATTAGCTAATAGACAACAAGAAACAGATCCTTATCAAGAACAAATTGATGATCTTAGACACACTGCTATTCAAGAAATATCTTGGGATAATGTTAACTTGTTGAATACTATGAAGGATCATCAAGAGTTCTTGTTAAAGTTGTTGACTAATAAGGATTCGTTTATTCGTAAGAAGATCATAGATCAAAACCTTGCCTACTTGA